TTACAATGCTACTTTGCTCCAACCTTTCCCTCGGTCATCATGGTAACGATCGGTTTGCTGCTGGGTTTTATGGCCCAGTAACTTTCTGGTATCAATCCCTTGTTCCTTGTAAAGACGCTCAGATAAAGATCTTTGTTCATGAAAAGTTGCTGGAGTTCCAGTACCCCAATCAATTTCTGCCAGATCACGTGCCTTGCTAAAGTTCATCGTTAGTGTATTAGCTTTTACCTGTGCGCCACGTTCAGCCTGTGATGTAGTACGGAAAAAATGCACTAAGTATGGGCTGACTGCGTAGTCACGGCAGCGAGCTACTACATCACGTAAACACCAGTTGATAGCATTCAAACGTAAAGAAAGAGGGATAGCGATTTTGCTCCCGGTCTTTTCCTGAATGACGTGAAGATGATCCTCCCAAATATCACTAAATTTCATTTTGGATATATCTCCTAAACGCTGCCCTGTGACCAAAGCTAGGAGCATGGCATTTCCCATATAACGATGAGCGGCGTCTGCGATATCGAATATTTTTTTCCATTCTTCTAGGCTGAGGCGTTGACGGCTAATTTTCCTTCTGGGTTGCTTCGTTGCAAGAGCAGGGTTATACCCTGGTGGAACTTCGCCGTAATGCTGTGCTTCCTTAAACACATCGATCAATACAGACCTTACGACCTGGGCCATTCTAGGCTGTCCAGCAGAGATATACTCATCAAGTAATTGTGCTATATCTCTGACATCAACGGCTGATATCAACTTCAGTCCTGCTCGTTCCCTGAGCAAGGATACTGGTTTGGCTTTCTGTTTATAGGTGTTGAGCTTTATATCGCCACTTTTCAGTCTGTCTTCCTGGATTGCTTGATAGCGATCTAACCAGGTTGACGTTGTGATTGCTTTTCCTTTGCTGGTTGCGATCCTGTCACTGATAGCTAGAATCTGCCGGGTTCTTTGCTCAGCTAGGCGTGTATTGGCCTCAGTGGCAATAGCAATGGCTTCAGCTTCGTTTGTGCCCAAAGAATGAAACTTCCCGGTCACTGGATGCTTATATCGCCAATAAACTTTATTTACTTTTCTGCTATAGAGCGGATACAAGTTCGGGACTGAAACATTATTCTTACGTGGTCTGGCTGCCATTACTTAAAATCCTTTGTAGAATAATAGAATCACTTTTCTTAATGACAGGAGTAACTAATTCTCCAACTAACTCTGCGTCCTCACGTACTCGCCATAGTCGACCTTGTTTCATTGCCGGTGGACAAAATAAATTCTGCTTAGCATAACGACGCAATGTGGACACACTTGGAGGGTTACTCCTAAATTTTTCCGCAGCCCATTCCTCAAGTGTCAGCATTTGAAGCATTTTGATAACATCATTTCTTTTGCTACAAAACTATTTCACTAGTTAATTTCGCAGTTAGGATTGCTTATGCATCTTATGCAGCTCTTTAAAACGTTCCATAAACATCCCGTAGGCATGGCCCGGTGCCAGTGGAATCACGTTGAACATCTCTGTTGCCGGGATACCTTCCAGTACAGGCCAGAAAGAGCCATCATCAAGCCCGAGATCGCGGCGTTCGGTTGCCAGCATGATGAGATCGGCATATTTCACAGGCGTGCTCATAACCGGGGGTAACCCGTATTTCTCACGGATTATGGTGTCTATTTTTTCTTCCATCCGTTTATAGTCAGGAAGAAGGCGTTTCAGTGGTGCGGGGATGTCCTGGCAATACGCTTCTGTTGCATCATGCATTAACGCTTCAAAAGCAAATTCCTGCGGTACCAGCTGGCTGCAAAGCACCGCATGTTGGGCGACGCTGTAGAAGTGCGAAAGATGACCGGCAAAGCGACAGATATTTGAAAGGGAAACCGCGATATCGTTAATATCGATGTCGTCTTTATTTATCTTGTCATAATAAAAATGCTTCCCGGAAAAAGTTTTAATAAATGACATTTTGTTCTCCACGTATATGCGCTGCACCGCGCTGAATTCTGGTAAAAAGAATCCCTTACCATCCGGCGATTATTGAGTAAATTACGTTTCCATAAATGCCCCCGCAGGGGCATTTGCAGTAATGAAATCAGGCGGTGAAAGTACCAATAAAGGTTTCTACTTTGCTGTCTTTGAATTTCTCAACAAGCAGATCACGAAATTCGTTAGCCATATCTTCCTGCACCGCTTCCAGCTGAATAATGCGCAGAACCAATACAGGACGATCGCCAGTGATAATGCTGAGGCGTAATTTAAACGGACGTTCTTTCAGACCTTCAAACGGAACGCATTTAAATTCAAATGCCACTGGCATAATGTCTTTGGTCTTCGCTTCGACAGACTCCATCAGGGAGCGTTTGCCGCTTAAGTCATTATCTTCAAACTCAGCGGTCTGGTTTGCTTCAATCGTGATTTTACGGACTGCCGCAGCCGCTTTTGTTGCCTGAATGGTGTCACCATGAGCATCAAAGCCCACAAGGTAGTCGGCCCAGTCTTCAATCCATTCTGCCAGTGATTTCTGGGAGTTACGCTCGCCATTAACAGACAACAGAGCAGAGAACGGTGCTGTTTTTTTCAGTTTGAGAGTGGCGGTGTTATCTGCGTGACCTGGTTCATCAATAGTACCCAGGTTAAGCACACTGACGGCACGCATATTATCGGCATCGATAAAGCAGCGGGTGCCTTCATCTGCAAGATCTTTAGAATAACGGGTAAAGTCATCGATGCTGGCAGTGGAAAGCGCACCACGGAAACGGAAACGATTTAAATTAAATTTTTCCAGATCATGAATGCGGAAATTCTCAGGCAATGCCACAGCATCAGCACCAATCTTACTGATAATTTCATTAACACCCTGAGCAGAAATAAGTGCATGGATTTGATTAATTGCAGTTGCGTCTAAGTTCTGAGACATAATAAGTCCTCACTATATAAAAATATTCAGTGATGAGATAAATAATCAGTTAATTAAAAACGATATTAATGACCTGCTGCGCGGAGTTTTCCGTCAGGTTCACCGGCAAGAGTCAGTAATTGTCCCTGGTCTTCCTGCAGAATAGTCAGGCGACCACCGCGATTGACATACATCGGCGTTTCGGTGGTGTCTTCTTCAGAAATTTTCCCGCGGTTAGTCGGGCGAACATATGAGAGTTTGTGTTTGATTTTCACACGGTTCTCATCAAATGGTTCGATTTCCAGGTTGAGCGAGACCTTACCTTTGGTTTTCGTGTTCATCACACCGGAAGCGACTTCACTGAGAACTGCGCCGATTTTGGTTTCAAATACGCCGCCGTCCAGCTCCCCGATAAATTCCTGCACGTTGGTACTGCGTTCGCTAGCCATTTTGCTGTTCCTCATCATATCGACCCTGCAAGGTCGGTTGGTTTCTCCACAAAACAGAGAAGAACACCTGCGGTGGCAGCCGCCCGGGTGGATTGGGTTATGAGCCCGTCGTCCGGTGATGCTCTTCTCTGTTTTGTAAAAAGAGCGGTACCAGCAGGAAGCAAGGGTACAAGCTGGTACCGCCAGGACTACACACAGCATAAAGTTGTGGTGCCGGGTGCCTCCCGGTGCCTGGCGAAGGTTGCACACCAGGCGGGTGGGTATCCACAGAAGGTCGACTGTCAGCCTCAACCTTAACCCGCGTGCGCTGAGCCGCATTCACCACAACGCTAAGGATTCTCTCTGGTTGAAAATACTTAGCTGTTATGTGCCTGCTTTTAGCCACATCAGGCGAGGTGGGCCTGGTTATTCCCCAACAACAAGGATTCGGCTAATCTGGATGACTCTGTTCTTAGAGGGGATAATTAAATGGGAGCGATTTATGTTAAACGTTTGATTCTGTCGGTAGCACTGATAATACCGATAGCATCCAATGCTTCTGATGCTTTGAACCAGCCGAGCAGTAGTCTAAATGATGGTGTTGAGACTTTTTTTATTTCCTGCTTTGATATGCCTCAGGAAACAACTACTGATATGGACGCTTGTCAGAGAGTTCAGTTAGCTCAGGTTAGTTGGGTTAAGAATAAGTATTCGGTGGCCGCCCTGAATCGTTTGAAACAAGACAACAAGGATGATCCACAGCGTCTGCAGGAATTAACTGCTTCTTTTAACGCGGAAAGTGAAGCTTGGACAGAATTAATTGAGAAAGCGTCAAAGTCCGTCCAGGTTGATTATGCAGGAGGAACTATAGCTGGCACTGCAGTTGCATCACGTCAAATTGGTCTTCTGGAATTACAATCCCACGATATCTGGGAGCACTGGCTACGATTCGAGGACTCAACTCCTCCTCTTTTGCCAGAACCAAAGTTCAAATCTGAGTAATAAGTCATCCAGATTGTTAAAGAGCGAAGCGTCCTATAGGGCGCTTTTTTGTTGCTAACGAATCATCCTGGACTTCATATGCCCCAGGCGGCTACTTTGTGGGCATCCTGCCTGTTTGTTGTTTCTCTTGGGTACATTATGTATCTCAAGGGTACATTGTCAAGTATAAAAAAACCTGCCGAAGCAGGTTCATAAACATTGATTAGGCTTTGATTTTGTATCTTCTTGGTTTTCCTGAGAAAATCACAGTACCAATTATAGAGCAATTACCGTTGATCTTAATGTAAGGCTCAGGCCAGTTTGGGTTTAACGCTTTGAGATAACGCTGTGTCCCATCTTCTATCAACCTTTTGAAGGTGGTTTCACCTGTATCGTGCATCAATGCAATAACGTCGTCACCGTGGCAGGCAGGTACTTCAGGATCGACAAAAATCATGTCTCCCGGGCGGTACTCATCAATCATTGAATCACCTATCACCCGCAAGATATAAGTCATTTCCCCACAGGGTACAGGGCAGGGATACGTTTCTGCTGTGCTCAAATCAACCTCAGAATATCCAACTTCTTTCCATGCTCCGGCCTGTACCCATGATATGACAGGGACTAATGTGATTTGTTTATTAGTGATTGAAACATCAGGTTTTTTTGTGATGTTCGTTGTCTGGTGTTCTTGATCGAGCCATCCGACAGGCAGGTCGAAACATTTTTCGATGTGTCGTGCCATGCTGTCACCGATATTTTTAGTAGCACCATCTCCCATAAACCTGCTGGTCTGGGTTGGCTCGCGATCAATCATAGTGGCAAAGGAAGAATTCCCGCCAACACCATCTCTCAGTTTTCTGGCGTTAGACCGCCGGATGTCATGGATTGTTTTCATAACGAAATTAAAACCCTTGTACCGTTAAGGTACAAGTATCTTGAAGGTTCATTTCAATCATGTAATATGTACACCGGAGGTACATATTGTATGAAAGCGTATTGGGACTCTTTAACCAAAGAACAGCAGGGCGAGTTGGCCGGAAAAGTTGGCTCAACACCTGGCTACTTACGGCTGGTTTTCAATGGCTATAAAAAAGCCAGTTTTGTGCTGGCTAAAAAACTTGAGCAATGCACGTCAGGTGCAATTACGAAATCTGACTTAAGACCGGATATCTATCCGAAAGATTAGCAGAACACTTTCAATTTTTAACCACAGAACGATGAGGCTAATCGTGGGTAAGCATCACTGGAAAATAGAAAAACAGCCTGAGTGGTACGTGAAAGCTGTCAGAAAAACTATCGCGGCGTTGCCGGGTGGTTACGCTGAAGCGGCTGACTGGCTCGATGTAACAGAAAACGCTTTATTCAACCGCCTTCGTGCAGATGGCGATCAGATTTTCCCGCTGGGATGGGCAATGGTTTTACAGCGTGCTGGTGGCACTCACTTCATTGCTGATGCTGTGGCGCAGTCTGCAAATGGCGTCTTTGTGTCTCTTCCTGACGTCGAGGATGTGGACAACGCCGATATCAACCAACGCCTGCTGGAGGTCATTGAACAGATCGGCAGTTATTCAAAACAGATTCGTTCAGCAATTGAAGACGGTGTAGTGGAACCGCATGAGAAGACAGCAATTAACGATGAGCTGTACCTCTCAATTTCGAAGCTGCAGGAGCATGCAGCACTGGTCTACAAAATCTTTTGCGTTTCAGAAAGTAGTGACGCCCGCGAGTGTGCAGCTCCGGGCGCCGTGGCGTGTCGTGACTGTGGAGAAACTAACGCATGAACAGTTTAACAACACACTACCGTCGCTCGCAACTGATTGCGCTTCCTGTACCGGGTGGAAAAGCGAAGGTGGAGTATTGCTATGCAGTAAATGTACCAGGTGACAGGGAAATTGTAACCCACAGCTTTGCTGAGTGGGCTGTGGGTGATTTCAACCGGCAGAAGGAGACAGTCCTTTGCGACAAGTTAACCGCTGGTTCAAAGATCACTACGGAGTGCCCGTCAGAGTCATTCGTTGGGAACCGGAAACACAACGGGTTATCTACCTCCGCGAAGGCTATGAGCATGAATGCTTCAGTCCGCTCGAACAGTTTCGTCGTAAATTCAGGGAAATAGAGGTCGGTCATGAGCACTAAATTAACCGGCTATGTATGGGATGGTTGCGCTGCGTCAGGCATGAAGTTATCCAGCGTGGCAATTATGGCCCGCCTGGCTGATTTCAGTAATGACGAAGGTGTGTGCTGGCCATCAATTGAAACCATTGCCCGTCAGATTGGCGCGGGGATGAGTACCGTCAGAACGGCTATCGCACGGCTGGAAGCAGAAGGCTGGTTAACGCGTAAGGCGCGTCGCCAGGGTAACCGCAATGCGTCGAATGTTTATCAGCTTAACGTTGCGAAGCTTCAGGCAGCGGCATTTTCTCAACTGTCAGATTCTGACCCGTCAAAATCTGACGCATCAAAATCTGACCCGTCAAAATCTGACGCATCAAAATCTGACCCGTCAAAATTTGATGCGTCGAAATCTGGCAAAAAAGCGGGTTTTCACCCGTCAGAATCTGGCGGGGATCCGTCAGTAAAATCAAAACATGATCCGTCAGATAAAAAACCTTCTCGTCCGGACGCTTCGCAACCGGACACGCAGACGGATGAACAGGATTTTTTAACTCGCCATCCTGATGCGGTTGTATTCAGCCCTAAAAAGCGCCAGTGGGGGACGCAGGATGATTTGACCTGCGCACAGTGGCTCTGGAAAAAAATCATCGCCCTGTACGAGCAGGCCGCCGAATGTGACGGCGATGTGGTTCGTCCCAAAGAACCTAACTGGACAGCCTGGGCAAACGAAATTCGCCTGATGTGTGTGCAGGATGGTCGTACTCACAAACAAATCTGCGAGATGTACAGCCGCGTCAGCCGCGATCCGTTCTGGTGCCGTAACGTGCTCAGCCCGTCGAAGTTGCGGGAAAAATGGGATGAGCTTTCCCTGCGCTTATCGCCGTCCGTCAGCACGCACACAGAAAAACGTGAAGACCCGTACTTCAAAGCCAGTTACGACAACGTGGACTACAGCCAGATCCCGGCAGGATTCAGGGGGTGATTATGAGTCTTTTGAATGAAGTTCAGAAATTCATTGAAGCCCATCCGGGGTGTACTTCCGGAGACATTGCGGATGCTTTTGCAGGTTACTCACGGCAGCGCGTTCTGCAGTCAGCAAGCAAGTTACGTCAGAGTGGGCGTGTGGCTCACCGTTGTGAAGGAGATACACGCAGACATTTCCCGCGCCTGACTGAGAGAGCGCAGGAGCCGGAACCACAACCAGTTCGTGAAACCAGACCTATGCGCAATTTCTATGTCGGCACTAACGACCCCCGGGTGATTTTGTGCCTGACCCGCCAGGCTGAAGAACTGGAGTCCAGGGGCTTATTCCGTCGAGCTGCAACGGTGTGGATGGAGGCATTCCGTGAAAGCCACTCCCAGCCAGAACGAAACAATTTTCTGGCGCATCGTGAGCGGTGCTTACGGAAAAGCAGCAAGCGCGCTGCATCGGGTGAAGAGTGGTATCTGTCAGGGAATTACGTGGGGGCTTAATGAGTAATAAATATTGCCAGGCGCTGGTGGAGCTGCGGAACAAACCAGCCCATGAACTGAAGGAAGTGGGCGATCAGTGGCGCACGCCGGACAACATTTTCTGGGGAATTAACACCCTGTTTGGCCCGTTTGTTCTGGATCTGTTCACTGATGGTGATAACGCCAAATGTGCCGCTTATTACACTGCGGAAGACAACGCGCTGGCGCATGACTGGTCTGAACGTCTTGCGGAGCTTAAAGGTGCTGCCTTTGGTAATCCCCCGTACAGCCGCGCCAGTCAGCATGAGGGGCAATACATCACCGGCATGCGTTACATCATGAAACATGCCAGTGCTATGCGTGATAAAGGCGGGCGCTATGTTTTCCTGATCAAAGCTGCCACCAGCGAAGTTTGGTGGCCGGAAGATGCAGACCATATTGCTTTTATTCGCGGGCGTATTGGTTTTGAACTGCCAGCCTGGTTTATCCCGAAGGACGAGAAGCAGGTGCCGACAGGCGCTTTCTTCGCTGGTGCTATTGCTGTTTTCGACAAGACCTGGAAGGGACCAGCAATCAGCTACATCGGGCGCGATGAACTTGAGGCATGTGGTGAGGCCTTTCTGGTGCAGGTTCGCCAGCAGGCAGAAAAAATTGTCAGGGAGATGGCAGCATGACGACGTTAACTCAATGCCAGCAGCAGGTGCTGGATATGCTGATTTCTTACCAGCAAGAACGTGGCTTTCCGCCAACCAATCAGGAGGTGGCAACCATGCTGGGATACCGTTCAGTGAATGCAGCGGTGGAGCATCTTCGCGCACTGGAGAAAAAAGGCGTCATCACGATAAAGCGTGGCGTGGCCCGGGGCATCACGCTTCATACCGCGGTGAAGGACGACGACAGCGAGGCGGTCGGGATTATCCGCGCACTGCTTGCCGGTGAGGAAAACGGCAGGCTGCGTGCAGCCCACTGGTTACATGAGAGGGGCCTGAAAGTATGAAGCTGATCCTGCCTTTCCCGCCCAGCGTGAACACGTACTGGCGACACCCCAACAAAGGGGCGTTTGCTGGTAAGAGCCTGATAAGCGCGGCGGGGCGTAAATTCCAGAGCACGGCCTGCGCAGCAATAGTTGAGCAGTTACGTCGTCTGCCGAAACCAACGTCGGCACCTGCTTCAGTGGAGATCGTGTTGTTTCCTCCGGATAACCGGAGCCGCGATCTGGACAACTATAACAAGGCGCTGTTTGACGCCCTGACCCACGCGGGTGTGTGGGAAGACGACAGCCAGGTGAAAAGAATGCTGGTGGAGTGGGGACCGGTTATCCCGGAAGGGAAGGTCGAGATAACTATCAGTAAGTACGAGAAAACGGCGGGTGCAGCCGCCTGATTAAGAGGAGAAACGAAGTATGAATAATCTGATGGTCATTGATGGTATTGAAGTTCGTCGTGATGCTTATGGGCGTTACAGCCTGAACGATCTGCACAGGGCTGCCGGTTCTCTGGATAAGCATAAGCCTGCATTCTGGCTCCGCAATGAGCAAACTGAACGTTTAATAAGCGAGTTGCAGATTTGCAACTCGGTCAATATAGAGCCAGTTAACGTTATTCGTGGCGGAAATAACCAGGGGACGTATGTCTGCAAGGAACTGGTGTATGCCTATGCAATGTGGATCAGTCCGTCATTCCATCTGAAGGTGATCCGTACTTTCGATATGGTAACCAGCGCGCCGGAAAAGTTATCCGGACAGGCTGCTGACAAGATGCAGGCTGGCGTGATTCTGCTGGACTTTATGCGCCGGGAGTTAAATCTGTCTAACTCTTCAGTGCTTGGAGCCTGTCAGAAACTCCAGGAGGCTGTTGGCTTACCGAATCTGGCACCGCGCTATGCCATTGATGCTCCTGCTGATGCACACGATGGCTCAAGTCGCCCGACACTGTCACTGAGTGCACTGCTGAAACAGTATGGTATCTGCCTGACGGCTAATCAGGCATATCACCAGATGGCGAAGCTGGGGATAGTTGAACAACGCGAACGATACAGCCGTACCGCGATTAACAACATCAAAAAATTCTGGTCGCTGACAGCGAAAGGCTGCATGTTCGGCAAGAACATCACCAGTCCCGCAAATCCGCGCGAGACGCAGCCGCATTTCTTCGAATCCCGATTCCCTGAGCTGTTAAAGCTGCTCGATACCGTTCATTGAGGTGACCGTGAGAGCACTACTGACCCCTGAAATTGCCCCGCGTATGGGGATCGTATTGTTCAGGCCAGGTTCAGAGCTGATGCCCCTGTTTATGCAGGGGCGTGTCCTGCTGGAGCCTGAGCCGGAACGTTATTCATCTTTCGCCAGTGGTGCCGTTCCGGTGGCATCACAACCGCTGGCGGATGATCCTGCCGTTCGGGCCGTGTTCCGCAATGAGGCAGTGATCCGTCGTGCTGGTGGCGTGGAATGTCTTGAAAGCTGGTTACTTCGTGAAAAGGGCTGTCAGTGGCCTCATTCCGACTGGCACAGCGAGAACATGACCACAATGCGACACGCGCCGGGCGCAATCCGTCTGTGCTGGCACTGCGATAACCAGCTGCGCGATCAGTTCACGGAACGGCTGGAATCAATGGCAACGGATAACTGTGCCCGCTGGGTGTTGTCTGTTGTGTGTCGGGATCTCGGTTTTGATGACAGTCACGTTGTGACAATGCCGGAACTGTGCTGGTGGCTGATTCGTAATGACCTGGCGGATGCCTTACCGGAAAGTGCAGCCCGTAAGGCACTGAGATTACCGAAGCCTGTTGTGCCGTCTGTCACCCGGGAAAGTGACCTTGTGCCTTCGGTTCCTGCCACCAGCATCATCCAGGATAAGGCGAAAAAGGTGCTGGCGCTGAAAGTGGATCCGGAGTCGCCGGAGTCTTTTATGTTACGCCCCAAACGTCGCCGCTGGGTTAATGAAAAGTACACGCGCTGGGTTAAGACACAGCCGTGTGCATGTTGTGGAAGGCCCGCTGATGATCCCCACCACCTGATAGGTTACGGTCAGGGTGGAATGGGAACAAAAGCGCATGACCTTTTTGTGTTGCCTTTGTGCAGAAAGCATCACGACGAGCTGCATGCGGATACCGTGGCATTTGAAGAGAAGTATGGCTCCCAGCTGGAGCTGATATTTCGTTTTATCGATCGTGCGCTGGCAATTGGCGTGCTGGCCTGATTTTGTGGAGAAAGTTGATGCGTGATATGTATGAAGTATTGGACCGCTGGGGAGCATGGGCTGCAGCAGAAAATAGTGGTGTGGACTGGCAGCCGATAGCGGCTGGTTTCAAGGGACTTTTACCACACGGTAAAAAGTCACGTCTCCAGTGTGATGATGATGAAGGCATCATGATAGACGGTTGTGTGGCTCGGTTGCGAAAGTATAAACCAGAGGAATATGAGCTGATCATAGCTCACTTTGTTATTGGTATCTCATTACGCACTATTGCCAAGAAGAGAAGATGTTCAGATGGCACAATTAGGAAGGAATTGCAGACTGCCATGGGGTTTATCAGCGGTGTAATAATAACTATAAACCCCATTATGGTAGTTAATTAATGTGAATCCTATCACCAAGATAGTATAGTCCAAAAAATGTTGAAACAAGCATTTGCCATGTAAGGAATAAAAAGATAATGATATAGCACCAGTTTGCTATATCATTATTCAGTATGTTTATTAGTGGTGTGATAAAAGCGTTGAAAATCACTATGCATATGCTGAGGGCAGTTAAAAATGAAAATAACATGCACAGAAATAATCTTCTGGTAAGTTTCTCTTGAGTGTCAACAATTCTACCATTTTCTTTTGTTCGTGTAATTTTAATAAAAGGAGTGCCATTAGTTCCTATCAGAGGGTAGTCAATTTGTTCTCTGTTGAAAGTGGCTATTGCTGCAAGAGCTGCTATATAAAAACCTGGCAGATTTGATACAAATCCAGATATAGACTTAATAAAGCCGCCATCTTTTAGTAGGTCTGATGTAGGTATTTTAAATAAATAAAAGTAAAAAAAAGAAATCACAGCAAGCCCGGCAGGTGCATAAAAATCGTATGCGCACTTACCACTAATTCCCTTAATGAAAAGGTAACCAAACGGTCTAAATAAATGTGAAAATATACTAATCATATTAGCCTCACATGACCTCGATAATCTTATTCACAAACTCCATGTTAATACTATCATAAGAATCCTTTAAGCGCGAAGAAAAACCATTTATTACACTCTTTTTGATAAATGTTTTTTCCAGCCCATCCAGCCTTACATTTGAAGTTTGAAGGTCAACTTGTCTTGTGAATCCTGTCTCTGGCTCTTTGAATTTTATTTTTATTAAGTCATAACCTCCATTTTTATCTTCTTTAAAGAAGTTTGAGACAGATTTTATCCATCCAAGGACATTGTTGGGGCCATGGTTTGGTACTAAGCGTAAAGTACTTTCTTTAGGAATAATAGCCGCGTTAACATCTGGCGCATTAATAGTTCTGTATTCATTCTTTACCAAAACGACATCAGAAAGTCCTTCTTTATTTATTTTATTGAACAAATCTTCATCTAACTTTCCAGATATATCAAAGACTGGCTTGTATAATACTTTTATTTTTTTCTTTGTTAAACTTGATACTTCATTTGTTAAAGTGTTACATGAAAAGATATCTTCATTATCTTTGGCTACGTTAAAGAGAACTTTATTCAGGAAACCATTTATTTTTGCTGTGGAAACTCCTGGTATTGGCATAAAACTCATGTCATACGTTCGCATATTTCCGTCTAGAGAAATAATCATATGAGAAGAAACTTCGTAACCTTCACCTTCCTCATGTTTTGGTGATATTTCGGTGCGAACATCTGTATTAATGTTTTTTAATACAGTAGTGCTTCCATTTTTATCTACAGCATTAATTAAAAGACCAAGATGGCTGGGTTTTTTATCGGCTCTGTTTGATAAGAATATTACATCTTGTAAAGTTAAAACTAAGTCTCCTTTTTCATAACTGTGCATCATTGCTTTACAATGTACTATTTTAGAAGCAAGTTCACGCATTGTTGGTACTGGGCAAACACAGTTCGATCTGATGCTATCATCAATTTTCTGTGTACGGTATTGTGTATCGATCGTAATAGTATGATGAGTTATTACTCTACTGAATGCGTCCAGTGTAGCCATTTCAAAATATCCGCTTCTTTGCTGTTTTTATATGGAGAAAGTTTACATAACCACTAACGCGTACGCAAAAACTATTGTATCGTGTTAAGAGTGGTTACTTCGCCACACAGCTTAAACCCGCCGTCGAGCGGGTTTTGTCGTCTCTGGGGCTGGGGATTCGTTGGTCCTGGCCTATTCCGCAGTTATCCATTGGCTCGGCTTCTTTGACGTTTCCGCTTCTGATTTGCGGTACATGATGTTCCCTCAATTTGCACCTGCTGTATCAGCGAGGTGAGAGATAACTACAAATGCCTCATAACCCAAATACCTGGCTGGAGTTGGTCCAGAGCTGGTGGCGTGGAGACACACCACTGGGCGCAGTGATTATGTCGATTGTTATGGCTGGATTGCGTATTGCCTATTTTGGCGGTGGTGGTGGGTGGAAGCGAAAAACGCTCGAGATTTTGCTCTGTGGTGCTCTGACGCTGACTTTTGCATCCGCTCTTGAGTATGTCGGATGGCCTAAATCTCTTTCTGTTGCCATTGGTGGCGGTGTTGGGCTGATTGGTGTCGATGCAATTCGTGGGGCTGCAATGCGAGTAATCGGTAACAAATTTGGTAGCTCGAAGGAGTAATTTATGCAGGCACTAAATTCCCAGCGTAAAGCTTTCCTCGATATGGTGGCATGGTCAGAAGGAACGGATAACGGACGGCAGAAAACCAGAAATCATGGTTATGACGTCATTGTAGGCGGAGAGCTATTTACTGATTACTCCGATCACCCTCGCAAACTTGTCACGCTAAACCCCAAACTCAAATCAACAGCCGCCGGACGTTATCAGCTTCTTTCACGCTGGTGGGATGCTTACCGTAAACAGCTTGGTTTGAAAAACTTCTCCCCCAAAAGCCAGGACGCAGTGGCATTGCAGCAGATTAAAGAGCGTGGCGCTTTACCGATGATTGATCGCGGTGATATCCGTCAGGCTATTGATCGTTGCAGCAATATCTGGGCGTCGTTACCTGGTGCAGGTTACGGTCAGTATGAACATAAAATCGGTGACCTGATTTCCCGGTTTAAAGAGGCTGGTGGGGTGGTAAATGAAGTTGAGCTATAAGCTGGTTATCTCTGCTTTCTTCGTTACTGTCATTGGTTCTTTCATCTGGTCAGCCAACCACTACTACAGCAAATATCAGTACGAAAAGAAACGTGCTGATGAAGCTGTACAAAATGCCAAATTGGCAACTGCCATTACCAATAACGTCCTGCAATCACTGCAAATTGTCAATACAGTACTGGAGGCTAACCAGCATGCAAAACAGCAGATCGCACTGGAGTCACAGAGAACCCAGGAAGATATCAAAATGGCTGTTGCGGATGATGATTGTGCTTCACGTCCTGTGCCTGCTGCCGCTGCTGACCGGTTGCGGAAGTACGCGGACAGTTTACGTAACAGTACCTCCAATTCCGCTTCCAGCTACTCTGACTTTGGAAACACCAGTACCGCACATACCCGATACTCTGACCTATGGTGACAGTCTGGAGTTGAATGTGAGTCTGATGTCAGCGTTGGAACAGTGTAATCTTGATAAAGCGACAATAAAAAATATCGACGCTAACAAGTAAAAGGGCATGTAATTTCATAGAGATGATTCCATGTTAATATTGCTCTTTTAACTGGAGGTATTATGATTGATTGGAATATGTGGTCTGCTATTGGGGCTTGTGGTTCGGCTATCGCGTCTTTGGGGGCGTTGTGTTATGCACGCAAGGCGTTAAACACATGGAATAGACAAGAGCAATTTAAAGTAAAGTTAGAGTTTAAAAGAGCTTTACTTGAGCTGGAGGATGCCTTTGAGGCAATGCCCGATAATTGGGATTCCACACAATATAGAATAGCTAAAACAAGAGTTAAACAGCAGTATAATGCTGTTGTTCACCGAGTTGATGATGAAGCACAACTATATTTCATGAAAGAAAACCTTGAATCAGCATACCAGAATGCAGTGAGAGCATGGGTTTTATGTGAAGGGGGGATTAAAGATAAAAGTATACATGATGAATGGAGACAACTCAGGACTGATTATAGTCAATATATTCTGACTGGTGGAAATAAAAAGTGCTACTTATCAAAAATAGAAAAAATATATTCTAGAATTGTAGTGTTCATAGATTGATTTTTATATGAGAGAGACAAGTACTCTCTCATTATGGATATTTTACATGCCACCACGAACCCCAAAAGCCTGCCGCGTTCGCGGCTGCCGCGATACCACTACTGATCCGTCAGGCTATTGCGAAAGCCACAAAAGCGAGGGCTGGAAGCAATACAAGCCAGGACAATCCCGTCATCAGCGCGGTTATGGTTCTAAGTGGGATGTTATTCGCGTGCGTGTGCTGCAACGTGACAAAGGCCTGTGTCAGTTATGTCTGCGTGCTGGTGTGGTACGTGAGGCGAAAACCGTTGACCACATCATTCCTAAAGCGCATGGCGGCACAGATGCCGACAGCAATCTGCAGAGTCTGTGCTGGCCGTGCCACAAGGCGAAGACGGCCCGTGAACGGCTAAAGTGATAATAATTCTCAACTGTCTGAGGGGAGGGGCGGGTCAAATCTCTGCGGCCTGACGTCTTCCGGACTGCCCGCCCCATCGTTTTTTTATACCCGCGAAAAATGAAATTTAACCAGGAGTGCCGCATATGGCTGGAACGGCGGGGCGTTCCGGGCGTCGCCCCAAGCCAACGGCGCGCAAGGCGCTGGCCGGAAACCCCGGCAAGCGAGCCCTGAATAAAGATGAACCTGTTTTTACGCCCATCAAAGGTGTTGAGCCACCGGAGTGGTTCGCTGAAGAAGATCTCCCTCTCGCCACGATCATGTGGCAACTGACAACCAAAGAACTCTGCGGTCAGGGCCTGCTGTGCGTGACTGACCTCGCGGTGCTTGAGCGGTGGTGCGTGGCCTACGAGTTCTGGCGACGTGCCGTGAAAAATATTGCCATACAGGGCAACACCATCACCGGTGCAATGGGCGGCAGGGTCAAAAATCCGGAGCTGACCGCCAAAAAAGAACAGGAGTCCGAGATGAGCAGCACGGGGGCAATGCTCGGACTCGACCCCAGCAGCCGCCAGCGTCTGATTGGCCTGGCGGGGCAGAAGAAAGCCACTAACCCGTTTCTGAAAATCATCGAGTCATGAGCCGGAAATCTTACCCCAACGTAAATGCTGCCAATCAGTATGCCCGTGATGTTGTGCGCGGAAAGATTGTGGCCTGCCAGTTTGTGATTCAGGCCTGCCAGCGCCATCTTGATGACCTGATGGCGGAAAAAAGTAAGTCGTTTCGTTACCGCTTCGACAAGGACCTGGCTGAACGGGCCGCCAAATTTATTCAGCTGTTGCCGCACACCAAGGGTGAGTGGGCATTCAAGAGGATGCCCATCACGCTGGAGCCGTGGCAGCTATTTGTGGTCTGCTGTGCGTTTGGCTGGGTCAATAAAGGGTCCCGGCTGCGCCGCTTCCGGGAGGTGTATACCGAAATCCCCCGTAAGAACGGCAAATCGGCAATCTCTGCCGGTGTTGCCCTGTATTGTTTTGCCTGTGATAACGAGTTTGGCGCGGAAGTGTATTCCGGTGCCACGACAGAGAAACAGGCGTGGGAAGTCTTTCGCCCGGCGCGACTGATGTGTAAACGCACACCCATGCTGACGGAAGCGTTCGGGATTGAGGTTAACGCCTCAAACATGAATCGTCCGGAGGATGGCGCGCGGTTTGAACCGCTGATCGGTAACCCCGGTGATGGTTCATCACCCCACTGTGCGGTGGTGGATGAATATCACGAGCACGCCACCGATGCGCTTTACACCACGATGCTTACCGGGATGGGGGCGCGACGTCAGCCACTGATGTGGGCCATTACTACTGCCGGGTACAACATTGAGGGGCCGTGCTACGACAAGCGACGGGAAGTTATCGAGATGCTCAACGGGTCGGTACCCAACGATGAACTGTTCGGGATCATCTATACCGTTGACGAAGGCGATGACTGGACCGACCCGCAGGTGCTGGAAAAAGCTAACCCGAATATTGGCGTGTCGGTTTATCGCGAATTTTTGTTAAGTCAGCAGCAGCGTGCGAAAAATAACGCCCGTCTGGCAAACGTCTTTAAAACAAAACACCTCAATATCTGGGTGTCGGCGCGTTCGGCGTATTTCAACCTGGTGAGCTGGCAGAGCTGCGAGGATAAATCACTGACTCTTGAGCAGTTCGAGGGGCAGCCGTGCATTCTGGCCTTTGACCTGGCGCGTAAGCTGGATATGAACAGCATGGCGCGACTTTATACCCGCGAGATTGACGGTAAAACGCATTACTACAGTGTGGCCCCGCGTTTCTGGGTACCGTATGACACGGTGTACAGCGTCGAGAAAAATGAAGATCGCCGGACAGCCGAACGCTTTCAGAAATGGGTGGAAATGGGCGTTCTGACCGTTACCGATGGTGCGGAGGTGGATTATCGCTACATCCTCGAGGAGGCCAAAGCGGCGAACAAAATCAGTCCGGTCAGTGAGTCACCCATCGACCCCTTCGGGGCGACCGGGTTGTCACATGACCTTGCTGATGAAGACCTGAACCCCATCACTATCATTCAGAACTACACCAACATGTCCGACCCGATGAAAGAGCTGGAAGCGGCAATTGAATCGGGGCGCTTTCATCATGATGGCAATCCCATCATGACCTGGTGTATTGGCAACGTGGTCGGCAAAACCATTCCGGGTAACGATGATGTGGTGAAGCCCGTCAAAGAGCAGGCGGAAAACAAAATCGATGGTGCAGTTGCGCTGATTATGGCGGTTGGCAGAGCCATGCTGTACGAGAAAGAAGACACGCTGTCTGACCACATTGAGTCCTATGGGATCCGCTCGCTTTAACTGAGGTAATTATGATCATGCTGATTCTCGCGCCTCTGGTGGGCGTGCTGGGGGCGCTTTTGCTGGCGTATGGTGCCTGGCTGATTTATCCCCCGGCGGGGTTTGTTGTTGCCGGGGCGTTGTGCCTGTTCTGGTCGTGGCTGGTGGCGCGATATCTCGACCGTACACAGCCGTCTGTCGGCGGAGGTAAATAGTGTTCTTTTCGGGATTATTTCAACGAAAAAGTGACGCACCGGTGACCACGCCAGCAGAGCTGGCGGATGCCATCGGGTTGTCCTACGACACCTATACCGGAAAGCAGATCAGCAGTCAGCGGGCCATGCGACTGACGGCGGTTTTTTCCTGCATCAGAGTGCTGGCAGAGTCGGTCGGGATGTTGCCCTGCAATCTGTATCACCTGAATGGCAGCCTGAAGCAGAGAGCCACCGGCGAACGTCTGCATAAGCTGATCTCCACGCATCCCAATGGCTATATGACGCCGCAGGAGTTCTGGGAGCTGGTGGTCACCTGTCTGTGCCTGAGGGGAAACTTTTACGCCTACAAAGTGAAAGCATTTGGCGAAGTGGCTGAACTGCTGCCCGTCGATCCTGGCTGTGTGGTACCGAAGCTTAACAGTAGCTGGGAGCCGGTCTATCAGGTCACATTCCCGGACGGCTCCACGGATGTGCTGAGCCAGGAGGATATCTGGCATGTGCGCACGCTGACGCTGGACGGACTGGTGGGGCTGAATCCCATCGCCTATGCCCGCGAGGCAATATCGCTGGCGGCAGCGACTGAAGAGCACGGGGCCAGACTGTTCAGCAATGGTGCGGTGACGTCGGGTGTGTTGCGTACAGAGCAGACGCTGTCAGATCAGGCTTATGAGCGCCTGAAGAAAGATTTTGAGGAGCGTCACACCGGGCTTGGCAATGCTCACCGCCCGATGATCCTTGAGATGGGGCTGGACTGGAAGTCGATGGCGCTGAACGCCGAGGACAGCCAGTTCCTGGAAACCCGCAAGTTTCAGCTTGAAGAAATCTGTCGTCTGTTCCGGGTACCGTTGCACATGGTGCAGAACACCGATCGCGCCACCTTCAACAATATCGAAGAACTGGGGCTCGGATTTATCAACTATTCACTGGTGCCGTATCTGACCCGCATCGAACAGCGGATCAACACCGGACTGGTACGAAAAAGTAAGCAGGGCGTTTATTACGCCAAATTTAACGCCGGGGCGTTACTGCGCGGGGATATGAAGTCCCGTTTTGAAGCCTACGCCACCGGGATCAACTGGGGAATTTACTCTCCCAATGACTGCCGCGACCTGGAAGATATGAATCCGCGTCCCGGTGGTGATGTCTATCTCACACCGATGAACATGACCACGAAACCCTCCGATGGCAGTAAAGCCGGTAAGCAGAAGGATAACGCCAATGCAGACGAAACAACGTCTTGATGTACCGCTGAGTCTGAAATCTGTCAGTGACTCCGGTGAGTTTGAAGGGTATGGCTCCGTCTTTGGTGTAAAGGACAGCCACGATGATGTGGTGATGTCCGGGGCATTTGCTGCTTCCCTGCGGGCGTGGAGTGACAGAAAAGCGTTACCTGCGCTGCTCTGGCAGCACCGCATGGATGAACCCATCGGTGTTTACACCGAAATGAAGGAAGACGATGTCGGGCTTTACGTCAGGGGACGGTTGCTTATTGATGATGATCCCCTCGCAAAACGCGCACATGCACACATGAAGGCCGGTTCGTTAACCGGCCTTTCTATTGGGTACGTCCTGAAAGACTGGGAATACGACCGGAGCAAAGAAGCCTTTCTGTTGAAAGAAATCGACCTCTGGGAAGTCAGCCTAGTGACGTTCCCGTCTAACGACGAGGCGCGGATCAGCGACGTCAAGAACGCACTGGCCCGCGGGGAAATCCCCGAACAGAAAAAAATCGAAAGAGTCCTGCGTGATGTCGGACTCTCCCGTACCCAGGCCAAAGCATTCATGGCCGGGGGCTATGGCGCACTGTCCCTGCGCGACGCTGAGGATGTGGGCTCTGCACTGAATGCACTGAAAAATCTGAACTTCTAATCAGGAGAAATACGATGGCGGTTGATATTAAAGATGTCGAACAGGTCGCGCAGGAGCTGCAGCAGAAGTTTGACGACTTCAAAGCAAAGAACGACAAGCGCGTGGATGCGATTGAGCAGGAAAAAGGCAAACTTGCCGGGCAGGTGGAAACCCTGAACGGGAAACTCAGCGAGCTGGAAAACCTCAAAAGCGATCTTGAAAAAGAGCTGCTTGAGCTGAAACGTCCGGCAGGTGGAGCGCAAAATAAACTGGCCACCGAGCATAAAGAGGCGTTTGTGGGCTTCCTGCGTAAAGGCCGTGAAGACGGTCTGCGCGATCTGGAGCGTAAGGCATTGCAGGTGGGCACCGATGAAGACGGTGGCTACGCCGTGCCGGAAGAACTGGATCGCAACATTCTTAACCTGCTGAAAGATGAAGTGGTGATGCGTCAGGAAGCCACGGTGATCACCGTTGGCGGTTCCGACTACAAAAAACTGGTGAATCTGGGCGGTACGGCTTCCGGATGGGTGGGGGAAACGGATACGCGATCCCAGACTGCCACCTCCAGACTGGAGCTGATTGAACCTCTCATGGGGGAAATCTACGGCAACCCGCAGGCTACCCAGAAAATGCTGGACGATGCCTTCTTCAACGTGGAGGCCTGGATCAACAGCGAGCTGGCAACCGAATTTGCCGAACAGGAAGAAATTGCCTTTACCTCAGGCGATGGTACCAAGAAGCCGAAGGGTTCCTGGCGTATGAATCCACCGATGAAACCGATAAGGTCCGGGCGTTCGGCAAACTTCAGCATATTGTATCCGGCGAAGCGACGGGGGTGACCGCAGACGCCATTATCAAACTGATTTACACGCTGCGAAAGGCACACCGCACCGGCGCGAAGTTCATGATGAACAACAACAGCCTGTTTGCCATCCGTTTGCTGAAAGACACCGAGGGTAACTATCTGTGGCGTCCGGGGCTGGAACTGGGGCAGCCGTCCTCTCTGGCGGGTTACGGTATCGCTGAAAACGAACAGATGCCGGATATCGCCGCTGATGCGAAAGCCATTGCATTTGGTAACTTCAAACGGGGTTACACCATCGTTGACCGTATCGGCACCCGCATTCTGCGCGACCCGTACACCAATAAACCGTTTGTCGGTTTTTATACCACCAAGCGCACCGGCGGGATGCTGGTCGATTCGCAGGCCATCAAACTGCTGAAGATTGCAGCGGCGTAATCACTCAGGGGCGCTGAACCGCGCCCCTGTTCTGAAGGGTGAAGAATCATGATCCTGAAACAAGATCTGAAATGGTCACCGGACGGTATGCGTGTTGAGGTCATTCGGGCCGGTGAGTATGACGACGGGGCGCTTCCTGCCCGGGTGCAGGAGATTGCACTTCAGGCCGGGTTAGCAGAGCGCGGAACCAGTGCAAAAAGCAGTAAAGCGACAAAAGAGAAAAAAGCCACGACCAGTAAAGAGGGCTGAGTATGCTTCTGACAATGGAAGAGATTAAAGCCCAACTCCGGCTGGATGAGGATTTCGATGCTGATGACCGCCATCTGCAACTGCTGGCCTGTGCGGCGCAAAAGCGGACGGAAACGTATCTGAACCGGAAGCTCTATGCACCGGATGAAACCATTCCGGACAGCGACCCGGACGGACTACACCTGCCGGATGATATTCGTCTGGGGATGCTGATGCTTATCAGCCATTTTTACGAAAACCGCTCGTCGGTTACGGAAGTGGAGAAACTCGACATGCCGCAGAGTTTTGGCTGGCTTGTTGGCCCGTACAGGTACTTTCCGCAATGAAAATTCGTCAGGCGCAGACCAGCGCAACCTACATTCTGCCGGACCCCGGCGAACTGAATAAACGCGTCCTGATCCGCCAGCGGGTGGATATGCCCGCGGATAACTTTGGCGTGGAGCCTCAATACCCGGTTGCGTTCCGGGCATGGGCGAAGGTTGTCCAGACCAGTGCCACCACCTGGCAGGAAACCGCGCAGACCGGAGACGCCATCACCCATTACATCACCATTCGCTACCGCCGGGGGATCACCGCTGATTATGAGGTGGTCTGCGGTGACAGTGTGTACCGGGTGAAACGTCAGCGCGATCTGAACGGTGCGCGGCGCTTTCTGCTGCTGGAGTGTACGGAGCTGGGCGAATTTACGCAGAGTCACGGAGGCAGCAATGGCGACTCCCTTTTTTCACGTTGATGTTCAGCAGCCCGCGGAGATGCGCTTTAACCGCGCCCGTGTCCGGCGGGCGTTTGTCACGATTGGGCAGCGTCATATGCGTGATGCTCGTCGGCTGGTGATGCGCCGTGCGCGGTCGGCACCGGGTGAAAACCCCGGTTATCAGACCGGACGCCTGGCTCGTTCGATTGGTTACATGGTGCCGGGAGCCAGTAAAAAGCGAGCCGGTTTTATGACACGCATTGCCCCTAACCAGCGCAACGGGAAGGGGAACCGGATGATCTCTGGTGACTTCTATCCGGCGTTTCTGTTTTTTGGTGTCCGGGGAGGAGCAAAACGTCGTCGTAGTCATCATCGTGGTGCATCCGGTGGCAGCGGCTGGCGGCTGGCTCCACGTAATAACTTTATGGTGGAAACTCTTGAAAAGAACCGCAGCTGGACACGCTATTTTCTGGCGCGGGAATTACGTAAATCACTGAAGCCGGAGCGACGACGCAGATGAAACTGACGCCTGTTATTGCTGCGCTGCGTGCCCGCTGCCCGTATTTTGAAAACCGGGTGGCAGGCGCGGCACAGTTCAAAAATCTGCCGGAGGTCGGAAAGCTGAGACTCCCGGCGGCGTATGTGGTACCGGGTGATGACTCTCCGGGAGAAAACAAAAGCCAGACCGACTACTGGCAGGAGCTGAAAGAGGGCTTCTCCGTGGTTGTCATACTGAGTAACGGGCGTGATGAGCGCGGTCAGTTTGCCTCGTATGATGTGGTGGACGATGTCCGGCAGATGCTCTTTAAGGCTCTGCTGGGCTGGAACCCGGAAGCGTGCGGTAACCCGATTACCTATGACGGCGGCACGCTGCTGGATCTGAATCGTCATGAGCTGATTTATCAGTTCGATTTTTCGATCATCAGCGAGCTGACCGAAGACGATACCCGCCAGCAGGATGATCTGAACAGTCTGGATGAACTGCAAACGCTGGCGATTGATGTTGATTATCTCGAGCCCGGTAACGGGCCTGACGGCGATATCGAACATCACACCGAAATAACCCTTCCTTCCTGAGGATCCTCATGTTTGTCAAACCTGTTAAAGGGCGGTCAGTTCCTGACCCTGCCCGCGGCGACCTTTTGCCCGCCGAAGGGCGAAATGTTGACGAGAACAACTACTGGCTGCGCCGTGAAGCAGCGGGTGATATCCGGCGCGTGAATAAAAAGGTGAATACCGATGACGATAAGCTTTAACACCATTCCGTCGAATACGCTGGTTCCGTTGTTTTATGCGGAAATGGATAACCAGGCGGCGAATACTGCACAGGACAGCGGGGCATCGTTGCTGATTGGTCACGCCAATAACGGTGCAGAGATTGTTGCCAACAGTCTGGTGTTGATGCCGTCGGCAGACTATGCACGCCAGATTTGTGGTGCGGGAAGTCAGCTGGCGCGTATGGTCGAGGCTTATCGCCAGACCGACCCGTTTGGCGAGCTGTATGTGATTGCCGTTCCGGAAGCCACAGGCGCGGCGGCAACGGTTACGCTGACGGTGACCGGAGCAGCAACCGAAACCGGCACGGTGAATGTTTATGTGGGACGTACCCGCGTGCAGGCACCGGTGACTAACGGCGATAACGTCACGACGATTGCCAGCAGTATCCAGGATGCCATTAATGCCGTTCCGGCCCTGCCGTTTACGGCCTCATCTTCGGCAGGCGTGGTCACACTGACCGCGCGTCATAAGGGGCTTTGCGGGAATGAAATTCCTGTCAGCCTCAATTACTACGGCTTCGGTGGGGGCGAAGTGCTGCCAGCGGGCGTACAGATTGCCGTGGCGACGGGGACCGCCGGAACGGGCGCTCCGGTTCTCACCGGTGCGGTGGCTGCAATGGCGGATGAGCCGTTTGATTATATCGGTCTGCCGTTCAACGACACGGCCTCCGTTAACACGCTGGTGACCGAGATGAACGATACCAGCGGTCGCTGGAGCTATGCGCGTCAGCTGTATGGTCATGTGTATACGGCAAAGATCGGCACGCTGTCAGAACTGGTGACCGCAGGTGACCAGTTTAACCAGCAGCACATCACCCTGGCGGGGTACGAAAAAGAGACCCAGACGCCTGCCGACGAGCTGGCGGCAAGCCGTACCGCCCGCGCAGCGGTGTTTATCCGCAACGATCCGGCACGTCCCACGCAGACCGGTGAGCTGGTGGGTATGTTGCCTGCGCCGAAGGGGAAACGGTTCACGATGACCGAACAACAGACCCTGCTGTCTCATGGCGTGGCAACGGCGTATGTCGAAAGCGGGGTACTGCGCATTCAGCGTGATGTCACCACGTACAGGAAAAACGCTTACGGGGTTGCGGATAACAGCTACCTCGACAGCGAGACGCTGCATACCAGCGCGTATGTACTGCGCAAACTGAAATCCGTCATTACCAGTAAGTACGGGCGTCACAAGCTTGCCAGTGACGGTACCCGCTTTGGTCCCGGTCAGGCGATTGTCACCCCGGCGGTGATCAAAGGGGAACTGCTGGCAACCTACCGTCAGCTCGAGCGTGCGGGGATCGTGGAAAACTACGAACTGTTTAAGCAGTACCTGGTTGTGGAGCGTGATGCCAGCGATCCGAACCGCCTGAACACGCTGTTCCCGCCTGACTATGTTAACCAGTTGCGTGTCTTTGCCGTGGTTAACCAGTTCCGTCTTCAGTATTCAGAGGAGTCTGCATAATGGCCCGTATCGGGGGAACCTGTTATTTCAAAATTGACGGTCAGCAGCTATCGCTGACCGGCGGCATTGAGGTGCCCATGAACAGGACGGTCAATGATGACATCATCGGCCTGGACGGTTCAGTGGACCGCAAGGAAACTCACCGTGCGCCCTATGTCAAAGGGACCTTCAAGGTGCCGAAGAATTTTCCGGTGAGCAAAATCACCTCGTCTGATGAGATGACCATCACTGCCGAGCTGGCGAACGGTCAGGTCTATGTACTGTCGTCTGCCTGGCTGCACGGCGAAGCGAACCATAATGCCGAAGAAGGCACGGTCGATCTTGAGTTCCACGGTGAAGAAGGGGATTACCAGTAATGAAAGAGCTTGAGTTAAAGAAACCGATTACCGCTCATGGCGAGACACTCTCCGTACTGGAGTTTGATGAGCCCACCGGGAAAGATGTCCGCGAGCTGGGGTATCCCTACCAGATGAATCAGGATGAGTCCGTCAGACTTCTGGCGCATGTGGTATCGAAATACATTGTGCGGCTGGCGAAAGTGCCGCAAAACTCTGTCGACCAGATGTCTCCGGCAGACCTGAATGCAGCGGCGTGGCTTGTGGCTGGTTTTTTCCTCCAGGCCTGACGGCTGAATACCTCACTGATCGCTTCTTTGACTGCGCCAGCTACTGGCGCATTAATCCCTTCGAATTGCTGAATATGCCGATCAGTGAAATTCCCTTACTGGTCAGTCAGGCAAACAGGATAGAGCAGGAGAAACGCACACATGGCTGAATTTGAGCTTAAGGCGTTGATCACCGGTGTCGACAGGCTTTCTCCCGCGCTGTCGAAAATGCAAAAGAAAATCCGGGGATTTAAACGCCAGGCGGAAGAAGCGTCACAGGGTGGGCTGGCGCTTGGTGGCGGACTGGCTGCGGGTCTGACGCTTTCCCTGAAATCTTATGCCGATCAGGAAAACGCCGCCACCGGGCTGAAAGTTGCCATGATGGATGCGAACGGTGAGGTCGGAAAGCGCTTTCAGGACATCAATAAACTGGCTATTGGCCTGGGTAACCAGCTACCCGGTACAACGGCTGATTTCCAGAACATGATGCAGATGCTGGTGCGTCAGGGGATCCCGGCAGAAAACATTCTGGGTGGTGTGGGTAAAGCGACAGCCTATCTTGCGGTACAACTGAAAAAAACACCGGAAGCGGCTGCTGAGTTTGCTGCAAAGATGCAGGATGCTACCGGAACGGCGTCAGAAGACATGATGGGGCTGTTCGACACTATCCAGAAGGCGTTTTATCTGGGCGTTGACGATACCAACATGTTGTCCTTCTTCACTAAAACCAGTTCTGTTCTGAAGATGGTGAACAAGGATGGTCTTCAGGCTGCACAGAGCCTTGCCCCCATCAGCGTCATGATGGATCAGATGGGGATGAACGGGGAGTCGGCAGGTAATGCCCTGCGAAAAGTTATCCAGTCCGGATTAAGCGTTAAGAAAATCAGGGACGTTAATAAAGTTATGGCCCGCCAGAAACTCGGAGTGCAGCTCGATTTTACTGACGGCAAAGGGAGTTTTGGCGGTCTTGATAACATGTTCAGGCAACTGGCAAAGCTGCGAAAACTGACCGACGTTAAGCGAACAGGTGTACTTAAGGCAATATTTGGTGATGATGCCGAAACCCTTCAGGTGGTCAATGCTCTGATCGATAAAGGGAAGGATGGTTACGATCAGATCCAGCAGAAGATGAATAAACAGGCCAGCCTGAATAAACGTGTTCAGGCACAGCTTGGTACGCTGTCCAACCTGTGGGAGGCAATGACGGGGACCGCAACTAACGGTCTTGCAGCTATTGGCGGCGCATTTTCTGGTGACGCTAAAAATATCACGCAATGGCTGGGGGAGTTGGGGGAGAAATTCACGAAGTTTGCGGATGAAAATCCCCGGGTTATTCGCGGCGTCGTCGGGCTTGCTGCCGGTCTTGCGATTCTGAAACTGGGATTGATGGGCGTTGGCGGTGCCATCAGTATTGTCAGCAGGATCATGTCGATGACGCCGATTGGCATGATTGCGACGGCGATAGCCCTGGCTGCGGGATTAATTATCACTAACTGGGATGTTGTCGGACCTTATTTTAAGAAACTCTGGGAAACCATTGGTCCTTATTTTGAGGCCGGCTGGGAACTCCTTAAGAAAGTTTTTGCCTGGTCGCCGCTGGGGATGGTGATCAATAACTGGGGGCCGGTTGTTAAGTGGTTTCAGGATATGTGGGACAAGCTGAAGCCAATTATTGAGTGGTTTACCGACAGTTCCGGTGACACGGTCGATGCCATTAACTCTGCGCAGTGGGGCGCGGGTGCTTATGATGCTTATGGGACGGGAATACCGGCGCGGGGATACACACCTTATCCGGCGGTGGATCCGGCTCAGTCAAACAACGCCTCCGATGCCACAGGCCCGAATCCCTTCATGATTAACAAAGCTTCTGCGCCAAAAGTTGATGGTGAGATCAAGGTCTCTTTTGTGAATTCGCCTCCGGGTATGCGGGTTATGGAAACGCGATCCAGCGGTTTTGATGTCAGCCATGATGTTGGCTATACGCGCTTTGGCAGGTAATGAAAAATTAATCTGTTAATGAGTCCCACTCCGGTGGGATTTTTTATGTACGGAGTTTATATGACGTGGAAAGACAGACTTCAGGACGCGTCATTTCGCGGTGTGCCGTTTAAGGTTGAAGAAGAAAGTGCGGGAACCGGTCGTCGTGTGGAAACGCACGAATACCCGAACTGCGACAAACCCTATACCGAAGACCTGGGGAAAATCACTTTCCGCCCGTCCATCACAGCTTATGTGGTGGGAGATGACTGCTTTGACCAGCGCGATCGCCTGATTGACGCGCTGAATAAACCCGGTCCCGGCACGCTTGTCCATCCGACTTACGGTGAGCTGAAAGTCTGTGTTGACGGAGAAGTTCGGGTCAGCACATCGAAGAGTGAAGGGCGTATTGTCCGCTTTGACCTGAAGTTTGTCGAAGCGGGAGAACTCTCTTACCCCACTTCAGGTGCGGCGACGGCGCAGACGCTGATGTCATCCTGTTCTGCACTGGATGACTGCATCAGTGACAGTTTCAGTGGTTTCAGTATCGATGGCGTGGCGGATTTTGTGCAGAACGACGTCGTCGGTAATGCCAGCACAATGCTTGGGTATGTTTCTGATGCGATGAAAGTGGTGGATTCTGCCGTATCGGATGCCGCCAGACTGTTGCAGGGGGATATCTCGGTACTTCTGCCTCCGCCATCGTCAGGCAAAAACTTCGTTGAGCAGGTGCAAAAAATGTGGCGTACCGGGAAACGCCTTTATGGTAACGCCAGCGACCTGGTCACCATGATCAAAACGCTTTCCGGTGTCAGCCTCGGCAGCGATCTGCAACCGCGCGGCGTCTGGAAAACGGACAGTAAAACCACCGCCACGGCGACGCAGCAGCGTAACGTGGTTGCCAGCACCCTTCGTACGACCGCAATCAGCGAAGCGGCGTATGCCGTCACCCGATTGCCTGCGCCAACAACTTCCGCGGTGATGCAGAATTCCGCAGTGGGGCAGGCAACAACACCCGCGCAGAGCACTGGCTGGCCTTCCGTCACGCATCCGGCACTGAACAATGCACCGGCGGTGAAAAACACGGTTGACCTGCCGACGTGGGAAGAACTGACTGACATTCGCGACACACTGAATACGGCAATTGATAAGGAGTTGTCCCGTACAACCAGCGATGCGCTGTTTCTGGCGCTGCGCCGGGTGAAAGCAGATCTGAATGCGGATATCAACACGCGCCTTGAACAGTCTGCACGGATCATTCAGCGCACACCGGATGAGGTTTTACCCGCGCTGGTGCTGGCGGCGACCTGGTTTGATAACGCGGCGCGTGACGCGGACATTATCCGGCGTAATGCCATTACGCATCCCGGCTTTGTGCCGGTGATCCCTCTGAAGGTGCCAGTGCAATGAACGATAACGTCACGCTACGGGTAAATGGCCGGGAGTGGAATGGCTGGACATCGGTGCGCATCGGTGCCGGTATTGAACGGCTGGCGCGGGATTTCAGCGTGGAGATCACCCGCCAGTGGCCGGGAGATGAGGGTATCACCACGCTTCAGCCGCGCATTAAAAATGGTTCAAAAGTGGAAGTGCTGATTGGTTATGAGCTGGTGATCACCGGCTGGGTGGAGGCGACCCCCGTTCGTTACGATGCCCGTTCGGTCAGCACCGGTATTGCCGGACGTAGTCTGACTGCTGACCTGATTGACTGTGCAGCCGAACCGACACAGTTTAACGGACGATCGCTGGTACAGATTGCGCAGGCGCTTGCTGCGCCTTTCGGCATTGAGGTGGTGAACAGCGATGCGCCGTCGGGTGTTATTCCGGATGTCCAGCCTGATCACGGTGAAACGGTGATTGAGGTGATCAACAAAATACTCGGTCAGCAGCAGGCGCTGGCTTATGACGACCCGCACGGCAGGCTGGTGATTGGTGGTATTGGCTCAACGCGGGCACATACCGCGCTGGTACTTGGGGAAAACATCCTTTCCTGTGATACGGAGAAGAGTATCCGGGATCGGTTTTCAGTTTACCAGGTGGCGGGGCAGCGTGCCGGAAACGACGATGATTTCGGTGAGGCCACCACCACCGCGCTGCGGGCCCGCACAGAGGACGCATTTATTGCCCGTTACCGTCCGATGTATATCAGGCAGACAGGGCAGGCTACGGGGGCAGGCTGTATTGCCCGTGCGGACTTTGAAGCCCGGCAACGGGCGGCGCGGACGGATGAAACCACCTATGTGGTGCAGGGCTGGCGACAGGGTAACGGTACGCTGTGGCAACCCAACCAGCGGGTGATTGTCTTTGATCCGGTCTGTGGTTTTGACAATACCGAACTGCTTGTTTCGGAAGTCACGTTTACTCAGGACCAGAACGGCACCCTGACGGAAATCCGTGTCGGCCCGCCTGATGCTTATCTGCCTGAACCTGAAGACCCCGGCGCGCGGAAAAAGAAAAAAGCCAGAGTACAGGAGGACCCGTTCTGATGAGGACGATTGAAGCCATGCAGCGACAACTTCTCGGCCTGATTGGGCGGGCAGTGGTGAAAAGCATCAGTGCCGCCACGAAATGTCAGACCGTGGATGTGTCCCTGATTGCCGGTGAACCCAAAGCCGGGGTTGAACATCTTGAACCCTACGGTTTTACCGCAAGGGCAAACAGCGGTGCGGAAGCGGTGGTGTTGTTTCCGGATGGCGACCGTTCTCATGCGGTGGTTGTTACGGTGTCGGACCGGCGCTACCGCCTGAAAGGGCTGCAGACGGGTGAGGTGGCTGTCTATGACGATCAGGGGCAGTCTGTGACGCTGACCCGGGAGGGGATCGTGGTGGACGGTGCAGGTAAAACGATCACGTTTCGCAATGCGCCCAGAGCACGTTTTGAAATGGACCTGGAAGTGACCGGACAGGTGAAAGACCTGTGCGACTCCGGCGGCACCACCATGTCAGCGATGCGGCTTGCCTATAACGGCCATCGTCACAGAGAGAACGGTCAGGGCAGTAACACCGACAAACCGGATAAAGCGATGGAGGCATGATGGAACTGTGGCTGACGGTGAACGGTAAACGCACCTGCGCCAGCGCACCGCTGGATCCGCTGACCCGCGCCGTGGTGATTTCCCTGTTCACCTGGCGGCGGGCGGAGCCTGATGACAATGCCGACGTCCCGATGGGATGGTGGGGGGATACCTGGCCTGCGGTACAGAATGACCGTTACGGCTCCCGGCTGTGGCTGCTTCAGCGCGGCAAACTGACCAATCAGCTGGTGCAGACGGTAAGGGGGTATATCCGCGAATGCCTGCAATGGATGATTGATGACGGTGTGGTGTCCCGTATTGATCTGGATATCCGCCGCACCGGGATTAATGAACTGGGTAACAGTATCACTCTCTGGCGTCGTGACGGACCGGTAATGATTTCTTTTGATGATCTGTGGAGTGCGATAACGCATGGCGGACAGTGAATTTCAGCGCCCGACGCTGGCAGAAAATATCAGTATGCTCCGTAACGATTTATTCGCCAGGCTGGACGTCAGCGACACGCTCCGGCGCATGGATGAAGACGTGCGGGCAAAGGTGTATGCGGCGGCGCTGCATACGGTTTACGGTTACATCGATTATCTGGCAATGAACATGCTGCCTGACCTGTGCGATGAGTCCTGGCTGGCGCGACATGCTGCGATGAAACGGTGTCCGCGCAAGGGGGCCACGGCTGCCAGCGGGTATATGCGCTGGGAAGGTGTCAGCGATGGCCTGAAGGTGACCGCCGGGAGTGTTATTCAGCGCGATGACCTGGTTCAGTACACGGCAACTGCCGATGCAACCAGCGCCGGTGGTGTCCTGCGCGTGCCGATCGCCTGCTCAAGTGCAGGAGCGGTCGGTAACGCTGACGACGGTACGTCATTAATCCTGGTCACGCCGGTGAATGGTCTGCCGTCTTCCGGCGTGGCAGACACTCTGACAGGTGGATTTGATACTGAAGAGCTGGAAACGTGGCGCGCCCGCGTCATTGAGCGGTATTACGGGACGCCTCAGGGCGGGGCTGACGGGGACTATGTAGTCTGGGCTAAAGAAGTGCCCGGCATTACCCGTGCATGGACATACCGCCACTGGATGGGAACGGGGACTGTCGGTGTGATGATTGCCAGCAGTGACCTGATTAATCCCATTCCGGAAGAATCAACGGAAACGGCGGCAAGACAACACATTGAGCCACTGGCCCCGGTGGCAGGCTCTGATTTGTATGTATTCAGGCCGGTGGCGCATAAAGTGGATTTTCATATCCGCGTGACGCCGGACACACCGGAAATACGGGCTGCCATCACCGCCGAGTTGCGTTCGTTCCTGCTGCGTGATGGTTATCCGCAGGGAGAACTGAAGGTGTCGCGTATCAGTGAGGCGATTTCCGGTGCGAACGGGGAATACAGCCATCAGTTGCTTGCACCGGCGGACAATATCTCCATTGCAAAAAATGAACTGGCGGTACTGGGGACGATTTCATGGACGTGACAAACGATGATTACATCCATCTGTTGTCGGCACTGTTGCCCCCCGGTCCGGCGTGGTCAGCCAGCGATCCGGCGATTGCCGGTGCGGCACCGTCATTAACCCGCGTTCATCAGCGTGCGGATGCCCTGATGCGGGAGCTGGATCCGCGCACCACCACCGAACTGATAAATCGCTGGGAGCGTCTGTGCGGCCTGCCGGATGAATGTATTCCCGCAGGGACACAGACCCTTCGCCAGCGTCAGCAACGACTGGATGCGAAGGTTAACCTGGCGGGCGGCATCAATGAGGATTTTTACCTTGCACAGCTTGCTGCCCTGGGCAGACCAGACGCCACCATCACGCGATACGACAAAAGCACGTTCACCTGCTCATCGGCCTGTACTGACGCGGTGAATGCGCCGGAATGGCGGTATTACTGGCAGGTCAACATGCCAGCCGCCACCAACACCACCTGGATGACATGTGGCGATCCCTGTGATTCCGCACTGCGTATCTGGGGCGACACCGTTGTCGAGTGTGTGCTTAACAAACTCTGCCCGTCGCATACCTACGTAATTTTTAAATATCCGGAGTAATCCATGCATCGTATAGACACGAAAACCGCGCAGAAGGATAAGTTCGGCGCGGGTAAGAACGGTTTTACCCGTGGTAACCCCCAGACCGGCACACCTGCCACCGATCTGGATGATGACTACTTTGACATGTTGCAGGAGGAACTTTGCAGTGTTGTGGAGGCATCCGGTGCCAGCCTGGAGAAGGGGCGGCATGACCAGCTGCTTACAGCGCTTCGTGCGCTGCTGTTAAGCCGCAAGAATCCGTTTGGCGATATCAAATCGGATGGCACGGTGAAAACGGCTCTCGAAAACCTTGGTTTGGGAGAAGGTGCTAACTGGGTTATGTTACCTGGAGGAATGATAATTCAGCGTGTTTATCTTGGATTTCCTATTGGCACTAATGTAAGACATATAACTTTCCCCCGGTCGTTTACAACAACGAACTATTCCATCTCAATTAACTGGAATGATATCGGTACTGTAACAACTGAAACACAATCACCAGCAAATGTGGCGGTTGTTCATCAAACAAAATCATTAACAGGGGCCAGCATCTGGCAGGCAGGTCCCGGGGGATTTAATGTGGACATTATAGCGGTGGGGTATTGATATGTACGTATGGAGCGCTAAAGCAAATGGCTTTTTCCCCATATCGGAGAAAGAAAAATTTGAGGCATCAGGTCTGTGGCCTGATGATGGTGTAATAGTCAGTGAGGAAGAACATAAAAAGTTATTTATGGATATTCCACCAGGAAAACAGATTGGAACACTGAATGGAAAACCAGCACTGATAGATATTCCTCAGCCGACCAAAAAGGAATTAATAGCTATTGCTGAAGTTAAAAAATCCCAATTACGGGAAAAGGCTGACAGTGAAATATCCTGGCGTCAGGATGCTGTTGATGCTGATATCGCAACTGATGAAGAAGCTACAACTCTCACCCAATGGAAGAAATACCGTGTGCTGCTGATGCGTGTTGATACGTCAACAGCACCCGATATTGAATGGCCTACGCCTCCGGCAGTTCAGGCCAGATGACATCCGGCGCGGTGCTGGTATCTGTTGCCGTCACCGCGTCAATGTAATCCAGCACGGCGTTAAGTCGGGTTGTTTCTGCCTGAGTCAGTTTCCGTCCGGCCTGTAATTTCAGCTGAATCAGACTAATGGAAGCCATTGCTGCATCAATCAGTGACTGGCGCTGTGCTTCTGCCGCGTCTACTGCGGCACTGTGTTGTGCCTCAGTGTCTGTCACCCATTTCTCACCATCCCATTTATCGTATGGCGTTAACGGTGAAAGCGTGACATAACCGTCTTTGATGGCACCGATATAATCCACTGTAACAGCTGCACCATTTTCGATTGAGTAAACAGTCTCATTGCGATGGTCTTCCTCATGGCTCCATCCCTTACCTGTAAATACCGTCACTCTTCCCAGAATGTTTTCGCCCGGGTCAATACCAGTTGAACAGGCGGGCATACTTACGCCAGTATTAATATATTCATCAGACCAGCCCGTATACTCAGATGTTTCAGCATCATAATAAAAACAACGCATATCGCCCGGCACTGTAGCCAGCCCATTTTCATCAAAAACAGGTTTCATTATTTAGCCCTCACCAGAAAGTTAAATGCAATATTTCGCGGTCTGACAGCAACAAAATTCACACCATCACCCACAGAGTTACTGGTGAAATTAAATCGTGAAAATCCTGGCTGATTTCCGGCGATGCCATCATGAAAGTTAATTGCGTGTCCCGCACCTTCGCCTATATTCCCGGCAAACTGAGAAAAGTTTGTAGCTGCCTGCCAGCTTAATAATTCGCGACCACCATCTGCACCTCGCCCGTCATCCCAGACACGAATGAAATCACCGCGTGCGTCAGGTAATGCCAACGCCGGAAACACTTTCGCCAGCACAGGGTAATCAGTGGCAGAAAATTTCGCCCCGTTGAACTTCAAAAACACCATACTGGACCAGCTGTCGATTACAGTATTTGGCATTGCAGCGGACGCCCAGAAGAACGGAACGCCAATAGCTGGAGCACCTTCTCCCAAACTGCGATGGCTCACTGCTGATATGTGCAATCGACGGGGAGTTCAGGATCAAGCGATATCGGACTCATCCTCAACACCACCTGATTAATTTGGAGAGCGGGAGAAGGGAGATGCTACCAGTAGATGATGACGGTTACGGTTCTGCTCCCGCGATATTCGGGGTGATTACTTACATCATTAATGATGCGAGGAACGCGGAGTTTGATGATTGTCCGGTGATGTAATCATATTGGCGTTATTAGTTCGGCGCCCTGATTTTTCACATTCCCGACGGCACGCGTTACGGCGTGCCATATAAATTTATCAGCCGGTACAACACCGTCGGCTGCAATTTCCGCTGCTTCTTTCCCTCCAACATCCTGCCTCATCCATTCACGCGCGGCTTCCGGTAGCAGTACCAGTGGTCGTCTGTCGTGAATATCAACCAGTCCTTTGTCAGCTGCAGCTGTAACTATCAGGAAACCTTCTGCTTCATCTCCACGTTCGAATGGTGTGCTGCCGATCGCCGCCATAAAAATCGGCTGACCGTCTGCCCGGTGAATAAAGTAGGGTTGTTTTTGGTCGCCTTCCTTTTTCCACTCATACCATCCATCAGCAAAGCAAATTGCGCGGCCATGCTGCCAGAGTGGTTTAAACATTCTGCTGGTGGCAGCAGTTTCAGACCGTGCATTAATGAGCGGCGGTTTATCCCACCAACCGGGGGCGTATCCCCAGATAACTGGATCAAGATGCAACTGCTCATCACGTTCGCTCAGAAGCAGAACTTTTGTTCCTGGCGCTACGTTGAATCTTCCGATGGGTTCTGGATCGTATGGAATATCGCGTTCTGATTCATCAGCGAGAAGGGCAAGATAATCTTCACGGGTCATTGACTGTGAAAAGCGTCCACACATAGAAACCTCCAGCCGTATGTCAGACTGAAAGTATAGGGCAGTTAGAAAAAGTGGTGCACACCGTTAAAGATTTAAAAGGAGCATGTAAGGTAAATCGGAATGATGGTTTTGTGAATTGATGAATTCCGAAAGTGAAAAAGATACTTAATCATTGTGTGCTAGCGATACGGGGGCAACATTTGACGGGGTTTTTCCCCTGTAATTCCCCATTGCTTCCCCGTTCAGAAAACAGGCAAAAAAACCAGCCGTAACAGGCTGGTTCTTCGAGGATTTTTGGTCGGCACGAGAGGATTTGAACCTCCGCCCCCCGACACCCCATAGTGTCGTGCTAATATTCTGATGGCCTATATGCGTCTACAGTAAGTTGATAGCATCATTCGTCGGTCGCTTCGTAGTCTCACATACGGATAAAATTTTTTCTATTGATTTTGTCTCTATCAGAGCCATAAATGATGGTTGCAAAAAAACGACCTAATTCAAGATGGTGGAAGTGATTATCTTTTGCTTGAACTGTCATTGAGTCTAATATGTTATAGATGCATTCTATGATATGAATAACTAATAAAGTGCGATAACCAGCAAGCATTTCACTTCTTTTAAGTAAATAATTTAAATCCCCTGCAGAGTTTATATGGTTTCTGTCTTCATCATAATATCCAAGCACATAGCATGGCAGTGTTTCACCATAGCTTCGGTATTGCTCGCATTTTTTATCAATTATATTTTTTTGTCTTTTTGTTAATATTTTATCGTAAATGCTCTTATCGATTTCATTATACCATTGCTTCATGGGATCATTGTCGTTGTCATTAGTAATGAAATCAATATTACTATATCTTGATGAATTTGCAAAATTAGTTAACAACTCCATCACTCTGTAGTGAATTTCATTTAAGCCAGAGGGAGAATCAACTCTCTCAATGACTAGGTTGAATAACTTGCTTAAGTTATGACCGTAATCTCTTAATTTTTTGCGTGATGTATATTTTCCATTTTTATTATAATCATCAAGCATAAGGCAAAGTTTCATAAGCCTTTCTAATCCTAAACTGATGCCGGATAATGCTTGAAAATACAATCCTCTACTTGCAAAATTTGCTTTCCTTAGGGAAGTGAGCCCTATGCCTAATAATTGTCTTGAAAAGTCAACCTCATCAACAAATCTTCTGTATTTTTCATCCATAAAAACCTCAGTCAGCCAATTAATATTCAAGAATGATTTCTATAAAGAACTAATCTAGTTAAATCATCTGATGTAATTAGTATTACAATACCATCAGACGACATTGAAGCAGTATTGTGCCTTATCTACCCTATGTACGTCCATTGATAAAAATCTGCGCTTTTCGCAGTGGGGTCAATCGTAAGCTAATTTCCCCATTGCTTCCCCGTTCAGAAAACAGGCAAAAAAAACCAGCCGTAACAGGCTGGTTCTTCGAGGATTTTTGGTCAGCACGAGAGGATTTGAACCTCCGCCCCCGACACCCCATAGCGGTGATCTACCTTCTCATCAAGGGTAACCATGTGCCAGAAGCAGCCCTTGCGCACATTGGATGGGTATCAAATAATGAAGTAGGTCAACTTTATTAAATAAAATTGTGTTGGTTCAGATGATCGAATGGGAATGAATAGTTTATTACTTTTGGTGACCGCAAGCGCGATCACCTTCGATTTGGTGGCAATTACCTAGAATGATGCACAATCTTTAAGCTCTTTTTCTAGTTGTTCAACCAAGTCACAGCATTTTTTGATAACATCTTTAACTGACTCTGAATCTAACTTATGAAAATTACCATTTTTTGTTTTACCTGCTCGATGAACTAAGTCATGCCTAATTAACACGCTTTTATAAACTTCTGTGAAAACAGGGAATTTAATACCAAAGGTATCTCGATACATGCCACTTACTTTTGGCAGATTATGATAAAGAACACTCTTCATAGACTCTATCGCTTGAGACTCTATTTGTTCATGCCTTATAAATAATTCAGAAAGTAAGAATTTTTCTGTATTGTAATCTTTGAAGGTTTCAACAAAATTTCTCAAATTAGTTTGGCTACCATGAATTAGGGAAATAAATCTGTCACATAAATATGTTTCCAAGGAAGTTATTGTATTGGCATATAGCATATACGACATTTGTATTTGTAAAGTGCTATCAATTTTTAACTGAGCATCATTTAGTTTTATGGCGTTCTGCATACTATTTTGGAATGTCATATAGACATCTCGTTCAGATAGCGTTCGATCATCAGAGTACTGCATATCAATAACATCTAGAATGCGCTGTTCAATTAATGAAGGTCTATTCAACTGTAATATATCTATAGTCGCATGTCCTCGCTCAGTTAAACCTTCTAAATATCCATTTTTATTTTGTTTTATATGTTCTGAAAAACTTTCATTTAAAGGATTTAGAAGTAATGGTTTGCCATTTTCATCGAGAGGAAACTGATCTTTTTTAATCATGCTACATGCCTTACAAGCGATGAGCAGGTTGTCTGTAGCATCTTGGAAGTCAGTATACTTTGATTTTGGGAAAAAACGATCAACATCCGCCATCAATGGTTCATAAAGTTTAGTGCCACAGTAAGCACATTGATGCTTAAACTTCTCCCATAGTTCAAGTTTAAACGTTTTATAATTCTTATTCATTGAATAGTTCCTTTATATTCTTGACTTGATTGTTTGTTTGCCAATTTAAGCCAAAGACACACGACTTTAATTGGGCTTGAATCATAGTTATATGTAATCTATTAAGCAAACACTTTTCATTAATAGCATGAGATAACGCTCAATTCTTTATTTTCCGGGAGTGTGTAACTTCATATCCACCTCTCACTCACAGCGTACGTTATTGGCGAAAAATTTAGTTAAGCCATTGATAGTTTGTGAAAACACGCATGATTTAAAATCCCTTTGCCGTGAAGGGGCTGATAGGTACAGGCACTTGTTTTTGCCCTCTAAAACGGTTATCAAAACCAAAAAACATACATTGATAATCAATAGGTTAGGGGAAAGATAAAAGCCAGTTGATTTACAATAAAATTATAGGATTATTTTTATTTATCATGCGGTTGTATATGAACCATCTAACTACTGCTGCGCCATATGGGCTGGACTGAAGCCGCAGACCTGATTGTTAAAGGTATGGAAGGCGCAATCAACGCGAAGACCGTAACCTATGACTTCGAACGTCTGATGGAAGGCGCTAAACTGCTGAAATGTTCAGAGTTTGGTGACGCGATCATCAAGAACATGTAATCTCTACATGTGTTAAATATTGAAACGGGCGTATAACACGCCCGTTGTTTTATGATGATGTAAAATCTTCCCCAAAACTTTCCCCAAAACCCTTCCCCAAAACTGGCTATTTTCTATGCTGTTTTGATATCTACGATAATCCAGTCTTTACCACGATCATCATTGTATCGGTCGGTCATTTTTCTGGATTTATGGCCTAACAACTTTTGCGTATCCAGACCCTGTTCCCGATATAACCGTTCTGACAGAGATCGCTGCTCATGAAATGTGGGCGCAGTTCCTTGCTCCCATTTTATGCCACATTTTTCCCTGGCCTTTTTAAAAGCCGTTGTCAGAGTATTCGCAGAAACCTGGTCTCCTCTGTTTGCTTGAGAGGTTGTGTGACGGTAATGGACCAGATATTTACTAACAACAGCATCCCTGCACTGAGATATAACTTCACGAAGGGTAATATTCAGAGCATCGCATTTCAGGTTAAGCGGAATAGCAAGTTTTGAACCGGTTTTTTCCTGAGTAATGTGCAACATGTCGTCCCAGATATCAGAGAATTTCAAATTGCAGATATCGCCTAAACGTTGTCCAGTGACAAGAGCAAGTAGCATCCCACATTTTAAATAGGGCTGCCGTCTGCTTACGCTGTCAAATATTGCCTGCCATTCGGGCAGTGATAATCTTTGGCGGTTTACTCGATTTCGCGGTTGTTTTGTTGCCTGCGCTGGGTTAAATCCTGGCGGAACATGTCCTGCGTGTTGTGCTTCTTTGAAGACGTCGATTAACACCATTCTCACGACTTGCGCCATCCTGTTATGACCTTCAGCCTTTACAGCATCAATTATTTCGGCAATATCAAGTGCGGTAATATCCTTGAGGTGTTGCATTCCACAATGCTCACGGAAAAGACGAATGGGTTTGCCTTTTTGCCGATAGGAGTTGGGTCTTAGTTCATTATGTTGCAGCCTGTCCTCCTGGATAGAAATATATTTATCAAGCCATTCTGTCACCGTAATGTCTGAGCGCCTGCCTTTCATTCTTTCCAGACGCTCATTGACGCTTAATATTTGTCGGGTACGTTGTTCAGCAATAATGATATTTGCTTCAGTAGCAACTTGTTTTGCTTCATTCTCATCAGTTCCTAAGCTATGAAAACGACCGGATAGTGGATGTTTGTATTGCCAATATACCTTTCCGGTTCGCTTATCTAATTTGCAATATAAATTGGGTATAGAGATTTTGTGAGATCGGGGTCTAGCAGCCATCAGCGATTATCCGTTGGAGTTTTGGGTTTGCGTTTATTGGGAGTTGCGGTTCTGCAAGCGTTCCTACAAAACGGGAATTTCGGTCAATCATCCAGTAGCGACCAACTTTTATAGCGGGTGGGGCCATCATTTTCCCTTGCGCGTATTTTTTCAGAACTCGCTCACTTGGTGCTAAGTCCCCAAATTCTTCTTTAGCCCAGTCCTGTAAAGTGATTAGTCGAGACATTTGTCCTCCTCTTAGCTGCTGAGGGAGTTTGTGACCGATATATCTGACATGATATTAAGCTCATGGCAGGTACATCTCTTGACTGGTCATAGAGATAAATTTAATGCTGAGAAATGCAGTATTGAATTTATCAATTTTTCTATTTCCTGCGTATGGCACGTAACTTCTTAATGTGTTCTGCCGTTTCGATCTCTTCTGCTATCCGATCTGCATCAGCTTTATTCACAGGTTCAAAGTCATGATTAAAGCGGAACATGCTGGCGATACATGTTCTGCCTTTTCGGATGTAGTGAACTTTGTTGTGGGTAGAACGCAGGATTTTGCAGGGAGTGCCGTGGTGGTCGACGTACCAGGTGTTAGGAAAAATGATTCTGAACATTTTTACACCTCAGTTGGACGATGTTGAAATTTGCTGCTTTGAGGCCATCACAGTCCCCATTGTTTGTTCTTAAGTTCGATCTCCTCCTGGCAACTTGCACAAGTCCGACAACCCTGAACGGCCAGGCGTCTTCGTTCATCTATCGGATCGCCACACTCACAACAATGAGTGGCAGATATAGCCTGGTGGTTCAGGCGGCGCATTTTTATTGCTGTGTTGCGCTGTAATTCTTCAATTTCTGATGCTGAATCAATGATGTCTGCCATCTTTCATTAATCCCTGAATTGTTGGTTAATACGCTTGAGGGTGAATGCGAATAATAAAAAAGGAGCCTGTAGCTCCATGATGATTTTGTTTTTCATGTTCACCGTTCCTTAAAGACGCCGTTTAACATGCCGATCGCCAGGCTTAAATGAGTCGGTGTGAATCCCATCAGCGTTACCGTTTCGCGGTGCTTCTTCAGTACGCTACGGCAAATGTCATCGACGTTTTTATCCGGAAACTGCTGTCTGGCTTTTTTGATTTCATAATTAGCCTGACGGGCAATACTGCGAAGGGCGTTTTCTTGCTGAGGTGTCATTGAACAAGTCCCATGTCGGCAAGCATAAGCACACAGAATATGAAGCCCGCTGCCAGAAAAATGCATTCAGTGGTTGTCATACCTGGTCTCTCTCATCTGCTTCTGCTTTCGCCACCATCATTTCCAGCTTTTGTGAAAGGGATGTGGCTAACGTATGAAATTCTTCGTCTGTTTCTACTGGTATTGGCACAAACCTGACTCCAATTTGAGCGAGGCTATGTGCCATCTCGATACTCGTTCTTAACTCAACGGGAGATGCTTTGTGCATACAGCCCCTCGTTTATTATTTATCTCCTCAGCCAGCCGCTGGGCTTTCAGTGGATTTTGGATAACAGAAAGGCCGGGAAATACCCAGCCTCGCTTTGTAACGGAGTAGACGAAAGTGATCGCGCCTACCCGGATATTATCGTGAGGATGCGTCATCGCCATTGCTCCCCAAATACAAAACCAATTTCAGCCAGTGCCTCGTCCATTTTTTCGATGAACTCCGGCACCATCTCGTCAAAACTCGCCATGTACTTTTCATCCCGCTCAACCACGACATAATGCAGTCCTTCACGCTTCATACGCGGGTCATAGTTGGCAAAGTACCAGGCATCTTTTCGCGTCACCCACATGCTGTACTGCACCTGGGCCATGTAAGCCGACTTTATGGCCTCGAAACCACCGAGCCGGAACTTCATGAAATCCCGGGAGGTAAACGGGCATTTCAGCTCAAGGCCATTGCCGTCACTGCATAAACCATCGGGAGAGCAGGCGGTGCGCATACTTTCGTCGCGATAGATGATCGGGGATTCAGTAACATTCACGCCGGAAGTGAATTCAAACAGGGTTCTGGCGTCGTTCTCGTACTGTTTTCCCCAGGCCAGCGCCTTAGCATTAACTTCCGGAGCCACACCGGTGCAAACCTCAGCCAGCAGGGTGTGGAAGTAGGACATTTTCATGTCAGGCCACTTCTTTCCTGAGCGGGGCTTTGCTATCACGTTGTGAACTTCTGAAGCGGTGATGACGCCGAGCCGTAATTTGTGCCATGCATCATCCCCCTGTTCGACAGCTCTCACGTCGATCCCGGTACGCTGCAGGATAATGTCCGGTATCATGCTGCCGCCTTCTGCTCAGTGGCTTTCTGTTTCAGGAATCCAAGAGCTTTCACTGCTTCGGCCTGTGTCAGTTCTGACGATGCGCGAATGTCGCGGCGAAATATCTGGGAACAGAGCGGCAATAAGTCGTCATCCCATGTTTTATCCAGGGCGATCAGCAGAGTGTTAATCTCCTGCATGGTTTCATCGTTAACCGGAGTGATGTCGCGTTCTGGCTGACGTTCTGCAGTGTATGCAGTATTTTCGACAATGCGCTCGGCTTCATCCTTGTCATAGATACCAGCAAATCCGAAGGCGAGACGGGCACACTGAATCATGGCTTTATGCCGTAACATCCGTTTGGGATGCGACTGCCACGGGCCGGTGATTTCTCTGCCTTCGCGGGTTTTGAATGGTTCGCGGCGGCATTCATCCATCCACTCGGTAACGCAGATCGGATGATTACGGTCCTTGCGGTAAATCCGGCATGTACAGGATTCATTGTCCTGCTCAAAGTCCATGCCATCAAACTGCTGGTTTTCATTGATGATGCGGGACCAGCCATCAACGCCCACCACCGGAACGATGCCGTTCTGCTTATCAGGGAAGGCGTAAATTTCTTTCGTCCACGGATTAAGGCCGTACTGGTTGGCGACGATCAACAATGCGATGAACTGCGCATCGCTGGCATCGCCTTTAAATGCTGTCTGGCGAAGAGTGGTGATCAGTTCCTGTGGGTCGACAGAATCCATGCCGACACGTTCAGCCAGCTTCCCTGCCAGCGTTGCGAGTGCTGTACTCATCCGTTTTATACCTCTGAATCAATATCAACCTGATGGTGAGCAATGGTTTCAACCATGTACCGGATGTGTTCTGCCATGCGCTCCTGAAACTCAACATCGTCATCAAACGCACGGGTAATGGCTTTTTTGCTGGCCCCGTGGCGTTGCAAATGATCGATGCAGAGTGATTCAAACAGGTGCTGGGACAGACCCTTTTCCATGTCGTCTGCCAGTTCTGCCTCTTTCTCTTCACGGGCGATCTGCTGGTAGTGACGTGCCCAGCTCTGAGCCTCAAGACGATCCTGAATGTAATAAGCGTTCATGGCTGAACTCCTGAAAATGGCTGTGAAAATATCGCCCGCGAAATGCCCGGCTGATTAGGAAAACAGGAAAGGGGATTAGTGATTGAGGCCGTTACCGCGTCCGTCGAGAAAAACTTCCACGAGCAAATCACGGGTATAAGTGCGCTCGATGCCGCGATGCAGATAAAGCCGTCCGCGTAAATTAGCTGATGCAGTCCAGGTACCATCTTTGTGTTTGACCAGCATTCCTGGCATGACCGCACCTCGATTAACGGTCTGCGTTCCGTAATGTTGATGAACCATAAAAACTCCTGCCCGTAAGCTGGGCTGCTGAACATATAGAGACTTCTGCGCGTATTCAGGCGGTGGATGGCCGCCGGTTGTCATAACTAAGCCGCCTCGTTGAAGCGACTGAGGTATGAGGTGTTGAGTTGATTTCAGCTGGTCACACCGACGTTCACGCGTCCGCTTCACCCCTCGCACTCCCCGGAGCCTGCTGAAATTCAAGCTGCGGATCTAAGCGGTCATCGCAACGGTGAATCAGGTGATTGCCGTATCGTTGTGTTGTTGCGACATGGTGATAATAGCTATTGCTATTGACTATATCAATACTTATTGCTATTGATTGATGTGTTTTGATATTAACTGTTTGATAGCAAAAAGAATTAATTTTGTGACTTGCATCGCATAGCGATAACTGAAGCGAGGTCGTGGTGGTTTTTTGAACGGTTTATGTGATGAGGGGAGGCAAAAGAAAACCCGGCACGACGGCCGGGGAAATCATTTCGCATCTACAATAAATAACCTGTTTATCTGGCCTTTTTTAACAGTAGCCTTTGCGGTTATAGTGAATACTGCAGATGGATCACCTTTGGTTGATATATATGCACTAAGAGCTCTAATATACGGGTTATTCTTCTTTCCTGCAGCTGGATCGCTAATTTCAGCAGTGATTCTCTTTTTTGAGTCATCACCATCTAAAATTATTTTAGCTGTCATATTTTGTGCATCAAATTCTGTAAGAAAAGCACGATACTCACGAAGACCGAGAACTTCATCATCATCAAGCCTATCAATTTCAGCTTTATCTCTCTCGTTAACTTTTAGAAGGCAGCCGTCAACATTTGTTGCAACACTTATCTGATCGCAAGTATTACCAATAGGTGATACTGCCTGCCTTACAGAGGGGCGAAGCTCTACAGCCATTCGGTCAATCAAAGAGATCAACTTATCAATGGTTCCAGCATCCTTGTTTCCTAGTGCCTCTATGGCCTTTTCAAGTGACTGCTGCAAAGCTTTCATTTCATCTTTCTTGTTAGAATTTCTCGCAAAAATATATTGTAGTATTGCGCCAAGTATAGTTGCGGCGATCCCCGAGAACAACTGGTTCTGAGTGGCGAAGTTAAGAACTGCTTCAAGAGTAAAGCAGTTAGCTTTTGCTTCGCGTGCGTAAACCTTAACTTCCTGATAATTAATGTATTTACTATATTTTTGTGTAACAGAGAAAGAAGCTGCTGTTGAGAGAACTTTAGAAAAACCCTTTAGGGATTCTCCTAGGCAGTTCAAATCTATTTCATGATTTAAAGCATCTTTTCCGTCATACCTAAGAGAGATTTTTATATCCTGTAAAGCGTCACAATCCATAAATCGCTCTCGTCTAATTCTAATTAAATTTACTATCCCCTAAACGACTCATCAGCACAGTACTGATTATCCATGTTTCCTGTACGTCTGGGGCATGCTCCCAATAACCTTACCGAAGATGAACACCCGGTTCATCTCGTCTTTCTCGATCGGGTCCCACGGTGAGTAGCTCTTGTTATCAGAGATAACCAGCAGCTTATCCTTCATCATTTGCAGGCGCTTTACATGGGCGGTGTCGTCGTACAGAAACGCATAGATGCCATCACCGTCGAAAGATTTAACCGTGATATCAACGAACAGAAGATCACCAGGTTCAATCGTTCCTGACATGCTGTCACCGCGTACGTTAATGATGCGGATATTTTCTGCCTTCCTACCATCGAACATGTGACGAGCATCGTCAAACGAGTACTCAACCGAGCGTAGAACTTCTACAAACTCACGGTTGATGACTCCCGGCCCGGCACTCACTTCTATATCAAGAACGTCAATCTTGAAGTATTTGGGATGGTTGGCAGTAGGCTTCCCTAATTGTTGACCGTCATTTCTCATCGGGCCTATGCCTGATGAGAGCCACTCTGTTCGAACACCCAATGCATTAGCTATTTCAACAATTTTTGTTGAGCCGCGCGCGTTGCCGCTTGTCAGTCTCCAGATTGTGGGTTGAGCTACGCCAGACGCCTTTGCAAGAGCGCCTTGAGACATTCCAGATTGTTCCATCGCTAGGTTTAAGCGATCAGCAAGAGTTTCTTTTTTCATAAGTTTTAATTTATACGCTTGCGTATTGATGGTCAAAACACGTTTTGCTATTGCTGTGATTAATACGCATTGCTATTATTTATTCATTGTAATACCAATAGGAATTAATAATGACAAATCAAACCATTCAACTCGCAATCAGTATTACAGGTAGTCAAAAACGACTGGCAGATCTATGCGGTGTAGCCCAGCCCACTGTTTGGCGTTGGCTACACGGTGGCGGAATTGATGCCCGCTATGTAATGAAAATTGTCTCAGCCACTGGTGGAAAGATTAAACCAGCAGATATTCGTCCCGACCTCGCACCATTGTTTAACGCGAGTAATTCTGCCGCCTAATCTGCGGCGTTAACTGATAAGGCAATGACTATGCAACCACTTACATACCAACAGACTAGCGGATTTAGCCCGACTGCGGTGATAAATCGTTCTCAAACAAAACAGGCGCCAGGCCACGAAAAAATCCGTGATGCCGTTCGCGCCTGGTCGGCTGCAGATAATCAGGATGTTGTTGCCGCACTCATTGTGAATGAGTATCGGGAGCAGGGCGGCGGCACCATCGATTTCCCTGATGATGTCAGCCGTGCACGCCAGAAGCTGTTCCGCTTCCTCGATAACAAATTCGATTCTGAAAAATACCGAAATAACGTGCGTGAACTGACCCCGGCAATTCTGGCGGTACTACCGCTGGAATATCGCGGCCACCTGGTTGAGCAGGATAGCTTCATGGCTCGGCTGGCTGAAATGGAAAAGGAACTCAGTGAGGCAAAACAGGCTGTCATTCTCAACGCACCACGCCACCAGAAACTGAAGGAGATGAGTGAAGGCATTGTGTCGATGTTTCGTGTGGACCCGGATCTGGCTGGTCCACTGATGGCGATGGTCACCACCATGCTGGGGGCAATATGACAGGTTCGGAAATGGCGAAAGCCGGTCTGCGCGAACAGAACCGACTTTCAGGTGCAAATCGTAACACACTCATTGCGGGAGGAATTATGGCAAACACTGCTGAGATATTCAATTTTCCAGTGCCGGATGTGGCACAAAAGGAGCCGCGCGTGGCAGATCTCGATGATGGTTATACGCGCATTGCAAATGAGTTGCTGGAAGCTGTGATGCTGGCCGGATTAACACAGCACCAGCTTCTGGTCTTCCTGGCTGTCATGCGCAAAACATATGGCTTTAATAAAAAACTGGATTGGGTGAGCAACGAGCAACTTTCCGAGTTGACCGGGATATTGCCGCACAAGTGTTCTGCTGCAAAAAGTGTTCTGATAAAGCGTGGGATTTTTATTCAGAGCGGGCGGAATATCGGCATTAATAATGTGGTCAGTGAATGGTCAACATTACCCGAATCAGGTAAGAAAAATAAAGTTTACCTGAAAGAGGTAAATTTACCTGAATCAGGTAAGAAAAGTTTACCCAAATCAGGTAAAGACGTTTACCCGAATCAGGTAAACACAAAAGACAAACTAACAAAAGACAATATAAAACCTTTTTCGTCCGAGAATTCTGGCGAATCCTCTGACCAGCCAGAAAACGATCTTCCTGTGGTGAAACCGGATGCTGCAATTCAGAGCGGCAGCAAGTGGGGGACAGCAGAAGACCTGACCGCCGCAGAGTGGATGTTTGACATGGTGAAGACCATCGCGCCATCAGCCAGAAAACCGAATTTTGCAGGGTGGGCTAACGATATCCGCCTGATGCGTGAACGTGACGGACGTAACCACCGCGACATGTGTGTACTGTTCCGCTGGGCATGCCAGGACAACTTCTGGTCCGGTAACGTGCTAAGTCCGGCCAAACTCCGCGACAAGTGGACCCAACTCGAAATCAACCGTAACAAGCAACAGGCTGGCGTGACAGCCGGAAAATCAAAACTCGACCTGACAAACACTGACTGGATTTATGGGGTGGATTTATGAAAAACATCGCCGCACAGATGGTTAACTTTGACCGTGAGCAGATGTGCCGGATCGCCAATAACATGCCGGAACAGTACGACGAAAAGCCGCAGGTACAGCAGGTAGCGCAGATCATCAACGGTGTGTTCAGCCAGTTACTGGCAACTTTCCCGGCGAGTCTGGCTAACCGGGACCAGAACGAACTGAACGAAATCCGCCGCCAGTGGGTTCTGGCTTTCCGGGAAAACGGGATCACCACAATGGAACAGGTTAACGCAGGAATGCGCGTAGCCCGTCGGCAGAATCGACCATTCCTGCCATCACCCGGGCAGTTTGTTGCCTGGTGTCGGGAAGAAGCATCCGTTACCGCCGGGCTGCCAAACGCCAGCGAGCTGGTTGATATGGTTTACGAGTATTGCCGGAAGCGTGGCCTTTATCCGGATGCAGAGTCTTATCCATGGAAATCAAACGCGCATTACTGGTTGGTTACCAACCTGTATCAGAACATGCGAGCCAATGCGCTGACTGACGCGGAATTACGGCGCAAGGCTGCCGATGAACTGACCTGTATGACAGCGCGAATTAACCGTGGTGAGGCTATACCTGAACCAGTAAAACAAATTCCTGTCATGGGCGGTAGACCTCTAAATCGTGCACAGGCTCTGGCGAAGATCGCAGAAATCAAAGCTAAGTTTGGGCTGAAAGGAGCAAGAGTATGACGGGCAAAGAGGCAATTATTCATTACCTGGGGACTCATAAGAACTTCTGTGCGCAGGACGTTGCCGCGGTAACAGGCGCAACCGTAACCAGCATAAATCAGGCTGCGGCTAAAATGGCGCGGGCAGGAATCCTGGTCGTTGATGGTAAGGTCTGGCGAACGGTGTATTATCGGTTCGCTACCAGAGAAGAACGGGAAGGAAAGGTGAGCGCGAATTTGATTTTTAAGGAGTGTCGCCAGAGTGCCGCGATGAAACGGGTATTGAGGGTATATAAAAGAACATCAATGGGTACACAATGATGAAACAGGTGAGTTGAGTTCAAACTGTAGTACAATTCTCTCCAGTTTGAACAGGAAAGAATATGCTATGAACCCTTATATTTATCTTGGTGGTGCAATACTTGCAGAGGTCATTGGTACAACCTTAATGAAGTTTTCAGAAGGTTTTACACGGTTATGGCCATCTGTTGGTACAATTATTTGTTATTGTGCATCATTCTGGTTATTAGCTCAGACGCTGGCTTATATACCTACAGGGATTGCTTATGCTATCTGGTCAGGAGTCGGTATTGTCCTGATTAGCATACTATCATGGGGATTTTTCGGCCAACGGTTGGACCTGCCAGCCATTATAGGCATGATGTTGATTTGTGCCGGTGTGTTGGTTATTAATTTATTGTCACGAAGCACACCACATTAAAAATAATTTATTTTTAAACGACTAAAATATGGAGGTTCGTATATTTGTATGGGCCTCGTTTTATGCTTTTTGTTAATGTCTTTAGTTTTTATTCATTCTTTTGAACTTTCAAGATTATGGTGTAAGAAAATTGCAATACGATTATTGTTGTATATTCAAGATAATGTGACCTTAATTGTCTTTTTAAATAAAAATTAAACAAAAATCATATCTCACCACTAAGGTTTATAAAAGCATACTTTAGCAGGTGTCACCATGAAAAAAGCCATAGCATATATGCGATTTTCATCACCAGGTCAGATGTCTGGTGATTCATTAAACCGCCAGAGAAGGCTTATTACTGAATGGCTAAAGGTAAATAGTGATTATTACCTTGATACCGTAACGTATGAAGATTTGGGGTTAAGCGCATTCAATGGAAAGCATGCACAATCAGGAGCTTTTTCGGAATTTTTAGATGCTATAGAACATGGTTACATATTGCCAGGGACTACATTGTTAGTTGAAAGTCTGGACAGACTTTCAAGAGAAAAAGTCGGTGAAGCGATTGAGCGTCTGAAATTGATTTTGAATCACGGTATTGATGTTATAACTCTTTGCGATAATACAGTCTATAATATAGACTCATTGAATGAGCCATATTCATTAATAAAAGCCATACTTATAGCACAAAGGGCAAATGAAGAAAGCGAGATAAAGTCAAGTCGGGTTAAATTATCATGGAAGAAAAAACGGCAGGATGCACTGGAATCAGGCACGATTATGACGGCGTCTTGTCCGAGATGGCTCTCATTGGATGACAAAAGAACAGCTTTTATTCCAGACCCCGACAGGGTGAAAACGATTGAGCTAATTTTTAAACTCAGGATGGAAAGGCGATCATTGAATGCAATAGCTAAGTATTTAAATGATCATGCTGTAAAAAATTTTTCAGGAAAAGAAAGTGCATGGGGGCCTTCTGTAATTGAAAAATTATTAGCGAATAAAGCTCTGATAGGTATATGCGTACCTTCATATCGTGCAAGAGGGAAAGGGATAAGTGAAATCGCTGGCTATTATCCCAGAGTCATATCAGATGATTTGTTTTACGCTGTACAGGAAATTCGGTTGGCACCTTTTGGTATTAGCAATAGTAGCAAGAATCCTATGCTAATAAATCTACTTCGAACAGTTATGAAGTGTGAGGCTTGTGGTAATACCATGATTGTTCATGCGGTATCTGGACGTTTGCATGGCTATTATGTTTGTCCGATGAGAAGATTACATCGATGTGACAGGCCATCAATAAAAAGAGATTTGGTTGATTATAATATCATTAATGAATTGCTTTTTAATTGTAGCAAAATTCAACCAGTTGAAAACAAGAAAGATGCTAATGAAACTTTAGAGTTAAAAATTATTGAGCTTCAGATGAAAATTAATAATTTAATCGTTGCATTGTCTGTCGCGCCTGAAGTTACCGCTATAGCAGAGAAAATAAGACTATTAGATAAGGAATTACGAAGGGCTTCGGTATCATTAAAAACTTTGAAGAGTAAAGGGGTGAGTTCACTTGGTGATTTTCATGCTATTGATTTAACTAGTAAAAATGGGCGAGAGCTATGTCGTACACTTGCCTATAAAATATTCGAAAAAATTATAATTAATACAGATAATAAAACCTGTGATATCTATTTTATGAATGGCATTGTTTTTAAACACTATCCTTTAATGAAAGTAATATCCGCCCAGCAGGCGATAAGCACTCTTAAATATATGGTTGATGGTGAGATTTATTTTTGAGTAATAATCACTTTTTCAACCGTGCTATGGTATGAAAGTAAAGTAACTACTATGATATTAACTATCTTGAACGAAGCGCCCTGAGCTATAGTTTTACTATAGGCACTGCCACTGGATGTTGGCATTCTCGCTCTAGTAGCTCAACAATACCCAATCACAAAACAATTCACTGATAACAAACTTTGTGCACGTGCTTAGTTATGGCGAACAGGTGATGTTAACCTCCTGCCAGAATGCCACTCCACTTCATTAAGTATCTGAGCACCGAGAGGCTGGTCACGCCCCCATTAAAAATAATTTCTTTTGAATCGAGTGAAATAGGTTAGCCCGCATAAGTGCGGGCTGCTTTTTACAGGTCAGCGTTTGTTTTTTGTTGTTGGGTAGCGGTTTTTATGGGGGTTCCCAGGTTTTTAGTAAACCACTCAACAACTCTGTTTATAATAATTGGCTGATACCATGTATTATCACCATGCTCAGCCCCTTCTACCAGAACGTACTCAGCGTTATCGCCGTTCTTCTTCAACATCCTGAATAGTTTGGCGCTTTGCTCAGGTGAAACCAGAGTGTCTTTGCTACCATGCATAATAAGAAATGGGGGTTTTACTCCTTTCATATGTCCGATTGGACTGGCGTTTAGCGCTTTTTCTTTTGACGCTGTGATGGGGGCTCCCGCAAAATTTCTGAATGCAGGGCCATTGATCATTAAGGCTTCGGTTACGGCAGGAGAGCGATGAACCTCCTGCACTGATTCAGGGAACCCCTCGCCAATATTCAACAAGTCAGAAATCCCATAAAGTGTGGCAACTGCCTGAACATCTGAGGATTGCTGAAGAAAGTCACCTTTATCAAAGGTTTTGTCACCATTTGTAGTTCCCATCATCTGAGCAAGCCATCCACCGGCAGAGTCACCCAGAACTCCGATTCTTTGAGGATCAATCCCATAATTGCTGGCATGCTCTCTCAGGTAACGTATTGCAGCTTTTCCATCCTCAACTGGTGCTGGAAATGTATCAGGAATTGTTCTGTATTCTACAGCGGCCACAACAAAACCAGCTTCTGCCAGAGCCATTCTCATTTCAATAAATTTGTCATGTTCAGAAGACATGAATCCGCCGCCGGGATAATAAATAATGGCTGGTTTTAAATCATTTGTTCGCGGGACAAGAACTGACATGTGAAGCTGTCTGACAGAACGAGTTCCTTTTATCTGGGAATAAACAACATCACCAATGAGATCGACCTGGTTTCTGGTCGGTGAAACACTAATGATATCTGCACCCGGGGTGTAACCAGGAAGATTAGTCTGGACAGGTGTTGCACAACTCCCGACCGACATGGCCATTGACATACCATACAATAGTGTTGCAGATGATAATATCTTGTTAATTTTCATGTTTTACATGCCTTGACTTATCGGATGAAATTCTCTTACTGAATTTAACGGCAGTTTAATAGCCGTACAACTCGTGGTAGCCAGGGAAATATCCCAGTCGTGGTTAAGGTTGTACTTGACGGCTATTATTTCAACAATGCTTAAAGTGAGAGCTTAAGGTTATGCGTATGTTTTACAGTCCGAGTAGATTCTGACCAATAGCTTCTTTGTATAATTCTGTCAGAAATAAATCTTGGCTTGCATGAAGTTTGAGACCTTATCTTGTTTGATTATGAATAATCAATTCGCCATAATTGTATCACCGGAGCCTGAACAACTCCGGTGACTTCTGCGCTAAACGGGGACGTTTATGCGCACACACAATCCAAACTCTCTTCTCCCTTCACAGATGCAGAAATGCACCTGCGTTTTTTTGCATCCAGCGTCTGACCTCTGTGGAGGTGAAGCGTGAACCTACCACAAGATGGCATCAAACTGCATCGCGGTAACTTCATCGCTATCGGCCAGCAGATCCAGCCTTATCTGGAGAACGGAAAATGCTTTCGCATGGTGCTTAAACCGTGGCGTGAGAAACGCAGTCTTTCCCAGAATGCACTCAGCCACATGTGGTACAGCGAAATCAGTGAATACCTCATCAGCAGGGGGAAATCGTTCGCTACCGCAGCATGGGTAAAAGATGCTCTCAAACACACATACCTCGGTTATGAAACCAAGGACCTGGTTGATGTCGTAACCGGCGAAATCACTACTATCCAGTCGTTACGCCATACCTCCGATCTCGATACCGGAGAGATGTATGTCTTCCTGTGTAAGGTTGAAGCCTGGGCGGTGAATATTGGCTGCCACCTGACTATTCCGCAGAGCTGCGAGTTCCAGCTGCTGCGCGACAAGCCGGAGGCGTAATGGCTACACCGCTTATTCGTGTCATGAACGGACACATCTACAGAGTACCAAATCGTCGTAAGCGTAAGCCTGAGCTGAAACCATCCGAAATACCAACACTGCTCGGATATACCGCCAGCCTGGTTGATAAAAAATGGTTGCGACTGGCAGCAAGGAGGAATCATGGCTGATTTGAGAAAAGCAGCACGTGGTCGGGAATGCCAGGTAAGAATCCCTGGCGTATGTAATGGCAATCCTGAAACGTCAGTACTGGCACATATCCGGCTGGCTGGATTGTGCGGCACCGGTATTAAACCGCCAGACCTTATTGCCACCATTGCATGTTCTGACTGTCACGACGAGATCGACCGTCGCACGCATTTTGTTGACGCTGGATATGCAAAAGAATGCGCGCTGGAAGGTATGGCGAGAACGCAGGTTATCTGGCTGAAAGAGGGGGTAATTAAGGCGTGAATACTTACCATATCACACTACCCTGGCCGCCGAGCAATAATCGCTATTACCGCCATAATCGTGGGCGCACGCACGTCAGCGCAGAGGGGCAAGCATACCGCGATAATGTCGCCCGAATCATTAAAAACGCAATGCTGGATATCGGCCTGGCTATTCCTGTGAAAATCAGCATTGAGTGCCACATGCCGGATCGCCGTCGCCGTGACCTTGATAATCTGCAAAAGGCCGCTTTTGACGCACTCACCAAAGCAGGTTTCTGGCTGGATGATGCTCAGGTCGTTGATTACCGCGTTGTGAAGATGCCCGTTACCAAAGGTGGGAAGCTGGAGCTGACCATCACCGAAATGGGGAATGAATGATATTTGAGTTTTATATGGCAGAACGTCTTCGCCACCGCTGGATGCGCCTGCGCTTATATCGTTTTCCTGGTTCTGTTTTGGCCGATTACCGGATACTGAAGAATTACGCCAAAACACTGAAAGGAGCATGTGTATGAAGTCAGAGATAACAATCGACTAATACTGTTTTGTTGATTTTTGCTTGTAATTGGCGTTCTGGCCTAATTTTTGTGGAGTAAGTTGATGCGTGATGTTCAGATGGTTCTTGAGCGTTGGGGGGCGTGGGCAGCTAATAATCATGAAGATGTGACCTGGTCGTCCATTGCTGCCGGTTTTAAGGGATTAATTCCTTCAAAAGTAAAATCTCGCCCGCAATGTTGTGACGATGACGCGATGATCATTTGCGGGTGCATGGCCCGTCTGAAAAAGAACAACAGCGATTTACACGATTTATTAGTAGATTATTATGTATGTGGTATGACATTCATGTCACTGGCAAGTAAGCATTGCTGCTCGGATGGTTATATCGGGAAAAGGTTACAGAAGGCTGAGGGCATAATTGAAGGGATGTTAATGGCATTAGATATCCGGTTAGATATGGATATCGTTGCTAATAATTCTAATTGATATGCAATTGTTTACTAAAAGTTATTAAAAATGGGGCGTGGAAACGCCCCCAAAATAAAGGGTAATATATAACAGAAGGTTTATATAGTAAGAAGCAAGGTAGTGCTTCTAAAGGAAGTGGCTTGAGGGCTCCACTTATATGTTGCGGAGGCAAAGCCTCCCGCAACATATCTTTTTCGTAAGTCAGATTAGAACTGATAAACCAGACCTACAGCGACGATGTCGTCGGTATCAATACCAGCTGTTTTGGTAAACTTACTATCGTCAATTAAGTTGATTTTGTAATCAACAAAAGTGGACATGTTTTTATTAAAGTAGTAAGTAGCACCGACATCGACATACTTGACTAAGTCTCGGTCACCATGAACACCAAGGTCTTTACCTTTTGACTGAAGGTAAGCAACAGATGGGCGCAGACCGAAGTCAAACTGATATTGTGCTACTGCTTCAAAGTTTTGTGCTTTGTTTGCAATATGGTTATTACCAAAAACGGTCATATTCTGAGTTTCAGAATATGTGGTAGCCAGATAGATATTGTTCGCATCATATTTCAGGCCTGCAGCCCATACTTCCGCATTTTTGCCGGAGGCATTGAATTTGCTCTTACCATAGGCGACCTGACCGTCAGTGCGATCTGATTTAGCATAGGTTGCACCCACGCCGAATCCTTCATACTCATAAGTAGTGGAGAAACCGAAACCATCACCATTGGCTTCAGTTACGTCAGTGCGGTCATTTTTACCCTGATACTGAGCAGCAAAGTTCAGGCCATCGACCAGACCAAAGAAGTCGTTGTTACGATAAGTTGCAACACCAGTAGTGCGACCAGTCATGAACACATCTGTTTGGGTCCAGGTATCACCACCGAATTCTGGCAGAACGTCAGTCCACGCACCGATGTCGTATGCTACACCGTAGTTACGGCCGTAATCGATTGAGCCGTAATCACCAAATTTCAGGCCTGCAAATGCAAGACGGGTTTTGTCTTTGGAAGAACCTTGAGATTCAGCACGGTTGCCTTTGAATTCATATTCCCACTGACCGAAACCAGTCAGTTGATCGTTGATTTGGGTTTCACCTTTGAAGCCAAGACGGGCATAAGTAGTATCACCATCATCTGCATCATTAGAGGAGAAGTAGTGCTTGGCATTAACTTTCCCGTATAGATCCAGCTTGTTACTGTCTTTATTATAAATTTCAGCTGCCTGAGCAGACATCGCCATCAGTACTGATGCAGCTACAGCAGAAATTGCCACTGTTAATTTTTTCATTGTACGCCCTTTTTTTGAACTATTATTAAAAAATGATGTCACTGCGCGATAAATATTCATCTAATCAATGTGATTATTTCAAGATGTAAGTTTTAGTTTCTCATTTAATTTGTGAAGTAGATCTCTATTTTTATCTGAACCTTTTCTATCTAATCCTATTCATGGCTCTTGTTTGAACGAAAATAAATCTATTAGCTAATTTATATTAATGGCACTTATTTATAAGCGCTCTATAATTCTTTAGCTTAATTTAAACAAACTAAAAATAACATCGGAAATTATTCATTGGTTATTTGTTGAAGTTTTCTTATGTATTTGTGGTGGTGTTTTGAACACTCGGTGGCATTCTCACAAATATCATTTAGTAGTTTACGTACGTAAAAAATTGGTTATGCTGTTAAGAGTGGTTACTTCGTCACACAGCTTAAACCCGCCGTCGAGCGGGTTTTTCCATTTTTTGAGTCTCGATATTAGCTGATAACCCAATACCTGAGTTATTCACTGACTCCGAATCTGTTACGTTTCTGCCTTTATTGCGATACGTAGTATCCCCTTAATTTACACCCGCTTTGTCTGCGAGGTGGGGTTATGAAATCCATGGATAAGTTAACAACGGGTGTCGCCTATGGTACCTCAGCAGGTAGTGCCGGGTACTGGTTTTTACAGTTGCTCGATAAAGTCACGCCCTCACAGTGGGCGGCAATAGGTGTGCTGGGTAGTCTGGTATTTGGCTTGCTGACGTATCTGACAAACCTTTATTTCAAGATTAAAGAAGATAAGCGTAAGGCTGCGAGAGGTGAATAATGTCGCCATCATTACGCAAGGCTATTGCTGCTGCTATTGGTGGTGGGGCTGTTGCCATAGCGTCTGTGCTCATCACTGGTCCGAGTGGTGACGATGGCCTGGAAGGTGTCAGCTACATACCATACAAAGATATCGTTGGCGTATGGACTGTATGTCACGGACACACCGGAAAAGACATCATGCTCGGTAAAACGTATACCGAAGCAGAATGCAAAGCCCTCCTGAATAAAGACCTTGCCACTGTCGCCAGACAAATTAACCCGTACATCAAAGTCGATATACCGGAAACAACGCGCGGCGCTCTTTACTCGTTCGTTTACAACGTGGGCGCTGGCAATTTCAGAACATCGACGCTTCTTCGCAAAATAAACCAGGGCGATATCAAAGGCGCATGTGATCAGCTACGGCGCTGGACATACGCTGGC